CACGTCGACCTCGACGCAGTCGCTGCGCTATCCGATCATGGACATGCGCGCCCCGTACTTCGGCTCGGACGGTAACAACTACGGCGTTCGCATGTGGGCTCCGACCACGGCCGGCACCTCGCCGCTGGACGATCGCCTGATCACCGACTCGGCCGTCTACCCGTTCCGCGTGGCCTTCGTCTACCGCCCCGATCCGCTGTCGACCCCCACGGTCGTCGAGACGCAGACCGGCGAGCAGTACATGGAAGTGTCCTTCAAGCAAGGCGCCATCGACCGCAACACGGAAAGCCAGCTCTACGTGGGCGACGTGCTGCTGCAGTCCTACCAGAACCTGGACGACCCCGTCAACCCGCCCCAGTACGGCCCGTTCGGCGAGATGGCGATCTACGACAGCCAGATCGCTGCCGTGCTCAACATCGCCTACCCGCTGGAGTTCGCCGCCTACAACCCGGACGGCGACTTCACCGGCGTGACCGCCGATGACCTGTACCGCTTCAACCTGATCTCGGGCACTTCTTCGTCGGGCAAGCCCTACGAGACGTTCCTGGTGCAGACCAGCGGCGACGGCGCGGCGCGCCTGAGCGAGACCTCCACGTCCTACGCGGCCGGCGGCTCGGACGGCACGATGAACGACGCGGCCTTCGCGACGTCCGTGGCCACCGAGATGGCGGCCTGGGCCGACGAAGACAGCAACCTCATGGACTCGGCACGCTACCCCGTGTCGATCATGTGGGACTCGGGTTTCCCGCTCGCGACGAAGTACGCCATGTGCAACTTCATCGCCGTGCGCAAGGACACCGCGGTCGTGCTGGCCACCCACGATGTCAACGGCGTGGCCCTGACGGCCGCGCAAGAGAACTCGATGGCCATCGCGCTGCGCACCCGCCTGCAGCAGTTCCCGGAATCGGAGTACTACGGTACGCCGGTGTGCCGTGGCATGATCGTGGGCCGTTCGGGCCGCATGCTCAACACGCAGTACACCAAGCGCCTGCCGCTCACGCACGAGCTGGCCATCAAGGCGGCGACCTACATGGGCGCCTCCGACGGCATCTGGAAGCCGGGCGAGTCGTTCTCGGCCATCCCGAACTCCGAAGTCAAGTTCTTCACCGACGTCAACGTGACCTACACGTCGCCCAAGGTGCGCAACAAGGACTGGGACGCCGGTCTGGTCTGGGTCCAGTCGTACCAACGTCGCAGCCTGTTCTTCCCGGCGCTCAAGACGGTGTACACCAACGACACCTCGATCCTGAACAGCTTCTTCAACATGATGATCTGCGTCGAGCTCGAGAAGGTCGGCGAGCGCGCCTGGCGCCAGTTCACGGGTTCGGACAACCTGACGAACGACCAGATCATCGAGCGCGTGAACAAGTTCATCCTCGAGAACACGAAGGGTCGTTTCGACGATCGCGTCACGGTCAAGCCGACGACGTTCTTCACGCAGGCCGACACGGCTCGCGGCTACAGCTGGTCGACCAACATCGACGTCTACGGCCCGAACCTGATGACGGTCATGACTCTGTCGGTGACGGCGCGTCGCATCAGCGACCTGGCTGCCACCACGGCCTGATCATGAGCTGCTGAGAAGCAGACGCCTTCAAGGGTCGCCAGAGATTTCACAAGTGATCTTGTAGAAATCATGGCGACCCGCCTCTTACTTCTCACACAGCTTCAACCCTTCCACCATTTTCTTTGAGGAACTGAACAATGTCTCGTTTGACTGACGCGATCATGCCGTCGAACACGGCTTGGGCGAAGGGTCGCCAGAATGCGATCCTGGACCTGAAGTACGGCGGCATGATGGGCTTTGCGCCCGATCTGACCCAGTGGGTCTCCAACCAGGCCTACGTCCGCAACCACCTGATCTGCCTGCTGATCGAGGCCCCCACGGGCTTCCAGCTGCTGGACAACCCCGAGCGCTGGGTCGGCACCCTGCGCACCCTCGTCGAGAACCACGCGCTGTCGATCGAGGGCCTGAACGCCGGCCTCGAGATCGAAGTGCAGGACACCTCGCCCGTGGGCGGCTCGGGCGAAATGCACCAGGACTTCACGAACGTCACCCGTGCGCGTTCGAACCCGGTGTTCCGCTGGACCGAGAAGTACGGCAAGCCCATCACGAGCTTCCTGCGCGGCTGGGTCACGTACCTGATGATGGATCCGGACTCCAAGGTCGCCGACGTGGCGACGCTGGGCGCCGCGACCCGACCCACGGACATGCTGGCCGACCGCTACGCGGCGACCATGCTGTTCATCGAGCCCGACGTCCTGCACAACAAGGTCGTGCATGCGTGGCTGTGCACGAACATGTGGCCCACCTCCACCGGCGAAGTCGAAGGTCGTCGTGACCTGACCCAAGCCAAGGAACCGGTCACGTACTCGATCACCTTCACGGCGATCACGCAGTTCGGCGCCGGCGTGGACGTCTTCGCCCAGACGATGCTCGACTCGATCAGCATCACCGGTGCGAACCCGAGCCTGCGCCCGGCGTTCCAGCAAGCGATCGCGGCCGACATCCTGGCCTCGAACGTGGGCTACAAGGTCGGCGTGGACACGCTGGCCAACAGCGCCATCAAGGTCTGATCTTTTTGGTCTGGAAACAGACCAAAAAAGAAAGGCAGCATACGAGGGGAGGCCTAGGCCTCCCCTTTATGCCGCCGTCCCATCAGTCGCCCAACAGCGGCATCACCTTGATGTCGATCTTGTATTTGGCTTCGCCATCTCGTGCGAAGTCGAGCGTGACATCCAGAGCCACGCGCCGATCGAACTGGATGCTCATGTAGTAGTGGTTGAACCACGGGGGTTCATTGCGGCCCTTGTTGCCAAAGAGCTTGAAGCCGAACTCCTCCAACAAGATCCCATCGATGTTGCCTTCGTGAAGTGCATCGAGATGGATCATGCTGACCCGGCGTGCTGTCTGGTCAAAACCCAGCGCCTTTTCCAGCAACTGGACCAAGGCCTGACCATGGTCCGTGTTGGATTCGGTCACTTGATGAGGATGAGGCCGGAAAGACTCGAAATAAGCCCGCGAGTCTTCCGGATAATCCGGATCATGCGTGTAGACCCAAAGCCCCAGTCGCGGGTTGATCGACTTGGCAGCGTCGTCGACCAGCGCCATGATGTCCATGACAGCTAATCGCAACGCTTTGAAGTTCTCCTTGATGACCATCTAGCCCTCCTGACCGAATAACGCGCCAACGGCGGTTTTCTCTTCGTTGTAATCCTGCTCTGTCCGGATGAACAGCTCGAAAGACAAATCACTGTCTTCGGCTGCGCCGGTCAGAATCAGGTACCTGTCATCGATGTACTCGATCACGTACCGGTATTGATGGGGCAGATCGCCCATCAAAAGGTGAGCCAAGCCGTTGGTGGCCAACGCCAGGTCTTCATGGATCGGAATGGGGATCTTTGGCAGAAAGACCGCATCGAGCACCCGGGCCATCCTGGCCGCGTCCATCGGATCGCTGGGTTGGGGATCCCTGTCAGCCGTGCCGCGGCAAGCCGACAACGGTTGAGTTGAGAATCCCCGGACCAGACAGTCAGTGTCCTTGTGACCGGGCTCGTTGGTGATCACCAGCTCGACGCTGTCGAACTTCTTGTTCGGGTTCTTGACCGTCAGCGTCAGGAAACTTCCCTGCATCTCCAGGGTGGCGTTCACATGCCAGAACCGTCCGACCGCGTCGAGAATCGGCGTTCTGGCAACCGCATCGGCATAGTGCGCGAGCGTGACGATCACCGGTTCGAACACACCGGCGTGACCGACGGACGGCAGGCCGTGGCTAGAGTACAATGTCGGGATCATCAGGTTCTCCTTGTCGGACGTCATCGACAAGACGGCCCACCTTGCGCGAGTACTCGAGCATCTGCTGGACCTTGACCCGCTTGGCCTCGATGGCCAGTTCAGCGGACCGATCCATCGGGATCTGGATGATCCCGGCGGTCTGCAGGTCTTGCAGTGACGCCAGGAAATCGTAGATCTCGTTCTGTGCTCGTTGGCGCGCGGTCAGGTTCTGGCCGGGTTCGATGTCGTCGGGGCCGAAGCGCAAGATCTTGCACAGGCGCACGGCGGTTTCAGAGGCCTCCTCGGCAGCGACGACAAGGAGGTGGTCATTCGTGTTCATACGGGGAAATTCCTTCAAAGGCTTTTCCCCAGAGCCTCCAGCGTTTCGAGCACCTTCATCCTCGAAGGAATCGAGATGCTGCAGCTAAGGGGATTCATGGGTAGGCCACACGAGACTAACAGGGTGTCGTCCGTGTGGAAGTCGTAACGGTAAATCGGATCGGAAAATCCATGGAACAGATCCGACAGTGACAGCGTCGCAAAGATCGCCACGTCGGTATCGACAAACTTCGAATCGGCCTGAATGCCCGCCCAGACGCCGCAGAAGGCTTGGTTGGCGCTATTGAGAGTACGACGAAGTTGGATCGACAGATCTTGCGAGTAGTGAACGTAGGCGCGGTAAACGTCGACTTGAGTGTCGCGTACCGTAACCTGGTGAGCCACGTGAAGCGTGCTGCGATCAGCGCCAGCACGCATCGTGAAACGGTTGACAAATGAGGGGTTGTGGGCGAATGCGTCCAAACCCTTCAGGTATTGCTTCATGACAAATTGAACAAACGCGGTATCCGAGTCGGACTGATCAAGCAGCAACTGCTCGATCTTTTCATGGTCGATCGGAAGGTCCCGTGTATTGATGTCAATGAGCAAAGTCATGGCTAGCTCCCTTGGTTAGGAGGGCTAATGAACAGCTTCGGTCTGCGCGTTCGGATGGAACGGCGAATTGTGCCTCGCGTAGTTCTTGAGCGTGATGTTGGCCCAAGAGTTGGACTTGATCAGGAAGTACGGGCCGGTTTCCATATCCGGTCCCATCCCCTGGATGGCAAAAGCTTCATCGGGCTTGCACTGGACGCTGTAGACGTGTGTCCGGTCGATGTGCATGAGCACGACGGCCGCGGTGTGAAACAGCCCGACCTTGTGGCCGGGGTAGCACACGTTGCGTTCGTGGGTGGCCAGCGCTTCCATCAGCGACATGGCCGCAAGAGGAGCCGGGCGGAAAGCCAAGCGGTCTCGCTTGAAACTTTCGATCTGGAATTGATCAGGCGTGCACTGGCTGATCATCATGGCGGTCTCATCACCATCGGCGATGGACAGCGATTCCAGAAAGTCGCCGTTCTTGCCGATCTTGACAAAGTACTTGATCTGCTCGCCTTCTTTGAGGTTCTGAGCAAACGAAGCGTACTGGGAAACGAGCGCCTTGTGATACATCAGTGCCGACATCGGTAGGGCCGGCAGATAGACCTTTTCCAGGGCGTCTTCGATAGAGGCAGGATCCTTGTTGATCAAGGAAATCGAGAAGGCGGTCATGACTCCTTACCTTCGCAGTTTGGGAAACCTCTTAGGACTGATGAAGTTAAACGCGACTGCGAATCCGTTGGGTTTATGGGGGGTTTCGATCAGGCAGCGCCAGTTCGGGTAGGCGCAGTTGGCCGTCGGGAACCCTTGTTGGACAACTGCCCGAGGGCCGGCGGCGGCCACGGCAATGCAGATCATCTCGCTGGTGGCTTCGAAGAATTGGTCTGACAGCGACCGGGCGTGTTCTTCGTACCATGTCTTATAGCTTTCGAGCACGTCTTTGCGGCTAGACAGCTCCACGCGATCGATGCCCACTTTGGTTGGAAGGGGCGGATCTAGCGTGGCGGCCATGACCGTGCATTCCATCCAGTACTGCCGGTAGGTCAGCCGTTCCAGGTACAGATTGTCTAGCGACGCGTTTTCGTTCAGCGTGGTCGCATGCGTGATGGTAAAGCCGCTTCCAAGCCGGCTCAGTTGTTCTTGAAATCCCGCTAGGGCTGCGTGCCGCCGAGCGGCACTGTGCGGGTTCAGGCTGGCTTGCAGCGACTTGGAAAACACGTTGGCGTCGTAGTTGTCGACTGCCACGTTTTCGATGTTGGCAGAAAGGATCAGAGGAAACTCACCGTAATCGGACATCTGCATCCCTTGGCTATCACAAAAAGAAACTACCGAAGCATAAGGGCCTTAGAGCCCCCCTCCCTGAGAAGAGGAAAGCTCCAAGACCCTTAGCTTGGCAGCGACTGGCGCAGCTTACTTCTTGGCCAGGCCTTCGGCGAACAGCGTACCGAGGTGCGAGCGCACCTGGGCGTACTGGCCGATGTTGCGGGCCGCGCGCATCGTGTGCGAGGCCGACAGCACGCCGAACTTCTCGACCGGGTCGCCGCCTTGCGGGCCGGCCGGGTTGGTCTTGCTGCGGTCGATGGCGAAGTTGAACTTGTCGCCGCCCACGGTCGGGATCTCGACGGAGACCTTGTCGATCTCGGCGTTCTTCTTCATGACCGGCAGGGTCAGCTCGCCCAGCGCCAGGCCGGCGGCCGCGACGAATTGCGCGTTGTGCTTGCCCAGTTCCTTCAGCTGCGCTTCGGTGATGCTCTCGGGCAGCAGGCCGACGTACAGCTTGTCTTCGACGGTGACCACGCCGGTCTTGTTGTCGATCTTGAGCAGGGGCTTGATCTTGGCGGCCAGAGCGGTGACTTCGGGCTTGATCGTGGATTCGGTCGTCATTGAAATATCCTCGTGGATGTCAGGTGTTGGGGACTAGAGGAGGTTTGTGGAGAGCTAGAACCTCTGGAAGTTGTTGTCATGTGCTGATTCGTGCGTCACCATGCTTCCTAACCGAAGGGAGCGCGCAGAGTAGTCACTTCTAACTCAAACAGCGGTCTTTGACCATCCACGCCAAACTCCTCGATTTTGGAATGGATGAGAACTACAGTCCCGAGCTGAAAGCTCAGGCGTTACCACCCAGAAGGGCGGCTTGTTGGGGCTTGCCCTTGGTCATCGGCTTGACAGCCGCGACCACGGGCGCATCGATCGTGATGGCTTGCATGTGCTTGAGCGCGTGCTTGCTCAGCAGACGAGCCTGGAACGACTGGCCAGTCTTGATCTTTTCGAGGGCCGACTTGCCCGTGAGGACGACGTAGTAGCCGTCGACCTTGAACACCGAGATCTCTTCCTCGTTGTCCTCGATCGGTCGGCCGCGATTGGCGTAGCGGTTTTCCTTGGCCAGTTCGTCGAACCGGACGTCGATGAGGGGGAGGGTTTTCAGTTGATCGAGCAACGTGATCAACTTCACGGACTTGCCGTGGAAACTCAGGGTGATGGGCTGCATGGTCCTCGCTGTGACTGGTGGGGGTGGAAGGGATTTACCCGTAGACGACGGGCACACGTCTTGAAGCAATTCATTGCAGGCACGTTGTATTTTTCAACTCAACGAACACGCCATTAAACCCCAAGATTCCAATGTGGTGATATGTGGTTATTCTGGTTTTGATTACAGGCAGCATAAAGGGGAGACCGCAAGGTCTCCCCGTTTATGTCGTCAGTACCTCTAGGAAGGCTTTAAACGGCCCGTAGGCGCGTTCAGAGCGACTTGCCCCAGGACTTCCAGCCCGGCTCCTTCAGGAACGGCAGGTTGCCCTTGCTGTCGGTCCAGCCCATGCTCGAAAACAGCTCGGCCGCCGTCAGCAGCGTCGAGCTCGATTCCAGACCCATGCCGGCCGAGGCCGTGTTCATCAGGGCTCGCTCGAGCGAACCGCGGCTGATGCTGGCATCGGACATGCTCTCGAGCGCCGGCGAGTTGTACTTCTCGGCCACGGCGATGCCCGGCTCGTTGACGTAGTCCCACGTCACGATCGTCTTGAGCACCTTTTCCAGACGCCCGTTGCGAATGGAGTCCTTGGTGAACGAGCGAACCGAAAAGCACACGTTGGCGCTCGGGTTCTGCAGCGTGCGTTCGAGCACACCCGCGTACGGACCGTCAGGGGTCAGTTCGGACATGATCGCAATCACCGGGCGACCGGACTTGTCCTTGACGTTGTCAAAGTCCAGCCAGATCTTGCGGTGGTGCACGCACACGTTCTTTTCGTCGATGCGCAGGCACCGCGCCGCGAACTCGTCGTCGGGAATGCGACGGCCAGCCTTGTCGTCGTACTGCACGGGATGGCCGTACTCGCCACGCAGCGCGCCGCGCTGGATGCGGCGCATGAACTGGCTGGACTGAGCGAACAGCTCCTTGACCGCGTCGTACGGGTAGAAGGCGCCGCCGCTGTTGAACATGTTCAACGCCCCCACGACCATCGTGTAATAGCCGTCAGGGGTCTTTACCAAGTTACCGACTTTGTTGGTCCCGGCCAGGGACACACAGGAAAACATGATCGAGTTCATGAGAGTCCTCAGGTTGATGGGATCACAAACGCAAGAGCGCTTCGATGCGCTCCGTACGTTCGGCAGGACTCACCAGTGCGGAGACGATGCCGTCTTGCATGTACGAGCCTGCGAGCTTGTTGGTGGTGTTGGTCGCCGAGTACGTCACGCTCTTGAGCGGGATGAACACGGGTGGACGATTCACGAGATCGTCCAGGCTTTGGACCGTGGAACGGTAGTACTTGGTACGGTCTTCGGGGTCACGCGCGATCATCGAGATCAGCAGTTCGATGACTTCGTGGTTTCCACCGATGTTGGCACCCGCGTGCTTCTTGGCCGTTTCAAACAGCTTAGCCAGCTCGGGGTACTTCAGGTACCAGGGCACTCGTCCCTTGTTGATGATCTCGTCGTAGATCCGGTAGACGAGCGTGTTTTGCTTGACCAAGGCCAGCGAGGGGATGACCACGCTGCCTGGGTTGAACACAAACTCGTAGTACTCGTCACCATCGACAGAGACCTTGTTGGTTGCCACGGGATCGATGCGCACCAACGCGTTGATCAAGCTGACCGCGTAGTACTTGTCATCGACCACCATCGCGTAGATGCCCACGATGTGGGTCTCCACGCTGATCGAAGCCAGCGACCGCTCCGAAAAGCGGGCAGGGATGTAGATCTTGCAGCCTGTCTTGGTGACCAGGCTGTTGTCTTCCATCTTCTGCAAACTGGCTTGGATCCGGGCAACGTCCTTGATGAGGCCCCGAACGTCCATGGACTTCAGCCGCGAGCAGGAACGAGTTCCAGCTGGCGACCCACCCAGGTCGCCGCGTACTCGATGACCGCCACGGCCGCCGCCTTGGAGGCGTCGAACTCGGGATTGGCCTTCATGACGCGGTTGATCGACGACAGGATCATCTCGTCGTCGGTGCGGTAGAACACGCTGCGGCAGATCAGGCGCTGGACCCAGGCGTACAGGTCCATCGTCTCGTCTTGCACGGTGCAGTCGAGTTCTTCGTTGAAGCACTGCATGACCGCGTCGCGGATGTTGACGGGCAGTTCTTCTTGCGAAGCCTTGCTCATCCACATGTCGAACTCGATCTTGAAGGCCGCCTTGGCCGCCAGGAACCGCCGGTTCATCAGCGTGGTGCGGTTGAACGCCAGGAAGTTCTCCCAGGCCTTTTCCGCCGCGGCGCGTTGCTCGAGGATGTCCTTGGCGCCCAGCGCCGGCTTGGACAGCAGTGAGTTGCCGAACAGGATCTCGTTGGTACCGCCGTCGTTGAGGAACTTGCGGTAGACGACGTCGTTGACGTGGATCTTGCTGCGCGAATGCGAGCGCACGAGCGTGCCGTACTTCTCGTTGCGATCGGCCTGGCCGACTTCGTGGCTCAGGCGCAGCGCGGCCTGGTCACGCAGCATGGTCATGGCGTCCTGGTAGGCGTCCAGGTTCATCTCGACGCCTTCACCGGGCTTGTCCCAGTGGTTGCGGGCGATCAGGAACACGGCCAGCGCAGCGTTGACGCCGTCCACGTCCCGCGTGAACACCGTCTCGGTCGAAGGCGGGGTGCCTTGGACGAACTCGGGGTTCTTGGTGAACACTTGGGTGTAGACGCGCGACAGGAAGCCGTCTTCGAGCGACTCGACCCAGTCGTCGATGGCCTGGTCCGCGCTGGGCGAACCGGTCTTCATCATGGAGATGATGGTGGCTTCGTCGGTCTGGGGCATCGACACGTTGAAGACCACGGTCTGGCCGGCCATGTCCTTGGCCCTGGAAAAGGCCGACATCACCGAGTTCTCCAGCATCGGCGCAGGCAGCTTGTTGACGACGATCTCCATGCCCGAGACGTCGTCCTTGAGGATGCGCTCGATGGTGGGCGTCAGGGCGGTCACGAAGTGATCGACCAGCGGCGCAGCCACGGTGCGTGCGTGGTTGAAGTGCGCGAGCACGGCCGTGGCCACGGGGCCGGCCAGCTCCTGCATCGTGATGTCCTGCTCGCTGTAGCCGGTCACCGACGAGGGCGAGTTGGTGCCGCTGGCCAGCTGTTCGAGCTGCACGGTGTAGCGCTTGTAGGGATCGCCGCCGGCTTCTTCGGCGTTGGTCGACCAGGCGCATTCGGGGTCCTTGTAGGACGCGGCCACGAGCGCTGCCAGCGGGGTGCCGGCGATGGGGCGCGCCACCATGCCACGGGCTTCGAGATTGGCGACAGTGGGCAGAGCACTGGCCAGTGCGGGAACGGTCAGCATGGCGTTATTCCTTCTTCGCGCCCGCCAGCACCTGAGCGATGCTGGATTGAGCCAGGTTCATGACCATCTCGTCGGAGATGGGGGAGCCGTCGAGCAACTCGGCCGACGTGGCGCCGACGGCTTGTTGAGCCACGGCCTTGACCAGTTCGGCTGCGTTGCCCAGAGCAACGATCGAACCGACGGACTGCTTGTATTTCATGATGTCCTCGAACAAGCGGTTAAAAGAGAAGGCGTAGACTGTAGTCACACCCGCTTTGAATTGGCAACGCACGAGCCTTCGGGCCTGAGCGTGCGTTTCTACACACAATCTCAGCCTGAAACTCGCTAATTACCTCTTCCAGCAAGGCACAACTACAGTCTACGCCGTGTCGGCTATCAGCCTTCGTACGCTGTCACCACGCGCTTGGCGATGGTGTTGAGCAAGCTCGCGGTGGTTCCCACGAGGTACGGGCTGAGCACCACGCGATCGTCTACGGACTTGGCCCCGAAGATCGCATCGATGCGCACACCCGATTGGGTTTCGACTTCACCAGAAAAGACCCGTCCGAAGACGGACTTCAATTGGTGACTGAAGACACCCTTGTCGCCCACCCCTGCTGCAACCGAGGCCGTGATGTAGACCTTGATGGCTGCCGTATCGAGCATGAGCGGATCGTTTTCGATCCGGAAGTTGTCGTTGACGCTTCCGGTAAAGGCCTTCTTGTTCAGACTGCGCTGGCGAGCCACCAGGACAGCATCACTCTTGTTGGCCAGTGCCTGCAGCGTTGCAGACATGTCTTCCTTTTCACCGTGATAGAAGACTTCGATGCGGTCGACCTTGCCTTTCATCTTGGCTTGCGGCGTTTGCGCTTGCAGCAGACGCAGCGTGTCGATCGTGGCTTCGTTGAGCAGGCCATTGCTGGCGCTCACCGGATCTTCGATCAGACACAAAGGTGAATCGAACTCGACTTCTTCACCGGCCTTGACCATGCGGTGGACCTGCTGGTCAAACCGAATCACGATGGTACGCACCTTCGTGACATTGGTAGCCAACTGATCCGACAGACGTTGAGAGATGGCGCTGGAGTCTTCGAGCGTGTCGGCCGATTCGAGCAGCACCGTCTTGACCGAGCGGCTGGACTTCCAGACGATCTTGGTCTTGTCAAAGAAGTCTTGCTCGAAGAACCCGCGGTTGTACGCGATGGGGTCACCCAGCTTGAACTCTTGACCGACCTTGACGCAGCAGACGATCTCGTGAGGGATCGTCAAGCCCGCGGCGTTGCCGTAGCGTTTGCCCAACTGAATGCCCACCACGTCCCCGTTGGCGTACTCGATGCGAACAGCAAACTGATCGATCGAGACGACCTTGCCCGGACCCTTGGCCATGTAGGCGTACATGTCCGAGACCCGGTGCGGGATGACCGACTCGTAGCCCGTGCGGACTTGAGCCTGGTGGTTGCCTTCAGTGGCCACGCCGTGCGCGGCTTGAATCGAGATGAAGTTGGCACGCTTCATGTCGTCGCGGTCCGCTCCGGCCGAAACCAGAGAGGACGTGGACAAGGCTGCCGTCTGCCCCATCGCCCCGTGCTGGTAGGGATGGGCGGTGCCCCGCAGGCTCTTGAACTGCGGGTCGGCGGTCATGAACGTGTTGATGCCCACGTCGGACGAATCGGTCGTGGCCTCGGAGATCACACCCAGATCGCTCGGGTGGAATGCGCGAGTCCGCTTGACCATGGAGCGACCCGAACGGCCGCCGGTGCCCGAGTAGGTCACCGCTTCTTTTTCCTTCAACTCCTTGATCGGGTTGATCTCGAGCGATTGGTCCTTGGCCGGATCTTCGGAGATGGCAATCCACACCGCGTGCGGGTTCATCTCCAACGGCGAAGTGGACTTGGACGCCTTGGCGTTGTGCACTCGCACCGACTTGACCAGTTCGCTATAGAGCAAGCCAGCAAAGCGCTCGTAACCCTTGACGCGCATGAAGCGCGAATCGAGTTCGTGGGGGTGATCATCGGTGGCCAGGAGCTGACACGCACGAATCAGGAGCTGCGTGAAGATCACGGGCTCGTTCATCTCGATGAGCAGTTCCTTGCAGATGTGGTCGATGAACATGTTGTTCATCAAGTCCATCTCGCGCAGGTACCGCACGCTCAGGCCGTGGTCTTCAAGGAGGTTGAAGTACACGTCCTTGCGATTGAACTCGTGAAAGCTGTACGTGCGGGTCGTGCTGTCAAAGTCACGCCAGCCTGCCAGCACCAACGTGGCAACCACGTCGTCGCGGTTAAAGACCCAGGCTTCGTCTTCGAAGACGATGGACCATTCGTCGGCGTTGAGCGTGGGACGCTGACCGGCCGGAACGATGCGCGGCCGCACGCCCAGCATCTTGACCAGGTTCTCCAGTCCGAGCAGGTAGCCCAGGATGACGCCCATGGGGATCATCTTGCCAAACACGCGCAGTTCCACGTATTCGACCGGCGCCTTGGTGCTCTCGACACCCATGATGGTCTCAAGGGCCGGCAGCGGTTCGAGCTTGCCACCACCGTTGTTCACGTAGATGACGTCTTCCTTGCTGATGACCAGTCCCCGACCATCGCTGGTCGAACCGCACGGATACGGCAGGCCAGGCATGATCTTCGGACGCAACTTGCGGTGGTCCAGATTGAAGTTCAGTTGCATGCCGGCGTGGTTGACCGTGAACGCGCGGAAACCCATGGCCAGCATCGTGAACAGACGCGGCGCCTTGATCTCATTGACGAAACAGTTGCCCGGGATCAGATCGGTGATCACGTTGTTGGACTGGTCCAACCCCATGGCCATGATCTTGTCCCGCAGCCAGCGGCCGTAGTCGTTGACTTTCTTGCTCGAACGTTCGGCAAAGAGCTTGCCGTAGTAGCTCGTGAGCGCCACGCGATCCGGACCGAGCTTGCGCAGCGGCAGGTCGCCGCGTTGCTTGCGCGTGCGGTAGTTGACGCCGTTGATCCTGAACGAGCCTTCTTCGTCGACCTTGGGCATGCGCCAGCGCAGCGTCGAAGGAGTGCCTTGGAGCGGCTTGACCTTGACGTAGTACTCGGTGTAAGCCCCGGTGATGTCTTCGACGTCGTGGGCCGAGTAGTCGGTCACGAGGATGCCTGCGTTTTGCAGACTCATCACCGCGGCGGCCACGTCGCGCCCCATGACGTCTTTGACGTAGTGCCGGTCAAAGGTCAAGTGGGTGGACTTGAGCATGGACTTGTCGGCCACCGTCTTGTGGTCAGGCACCTGGGGCACGTGCTTGATCTCGACATCCTGGGGATGGATCGACACGTACTCGTGCATCGACTTGCCGTTGGGCGCCTGGATCTTCTTGTAGTTCCCAGCCGCCTCAATGTAGCGACGGTACTCGGCTGCCGACAGACCGCCGTTGTCGGCCAGCGCGTTGGCGTGCTCGATGATGGCCGATTCGAGGTCCTTGGCTTCGGGCACGACCACTTCGATCGTGCCGTCGACAGCCGCGTTCTCGTCCGGATGGGCGTTGTCGATGATGCGCTCGAGTTCTTCGAGGTCTCGGTCGATGTCCGCATCCAGATGCTCTTCCAGACGCTCGATGTTGTCGATGTCTTGCATCTCGCGCTCGGTCGGAGCGTCGGTGATCTGGGCGTCGCGTTCGCGCTGCTGTTCAGCAGCTTCGTCGCGAGCGACCTCGTCCACGTCGGCTTCGTCGTCGCGTTCTTCCCCGGGCGTGGCAAACGGCTGCTCGGGGGTGACATCGGCTTTGGTGTCTTCCTGGCCACCGGCGGTCGTGCCGGGAACCGGGTTGATCTCCTTGACCTTGCCTTGCGGCGCTTTGTCAGCCACCGTGGTCTTGACCTCGGGCGAATTGGACGGTGCGTTCTGGACCGCACCGGGCGTCGGATCGGGCTCGTCGGTGCCGATATTCTCGTCGAGCTGGTTGTTGCGGGCCTCGAACAGCGACATCGTCACCCGCAAGAAACGCTTTTGCATCGTTTCAGGCGTCAGGACAGCCGTCTTCATCTTGGCCAGCTCTTCAGGCTTGATCTCTTTTTGCTCTTTCTTCGACAGGCCACGCCACTCGTTGAGCGTACCCAGGTTGATCACGAACCAGCGGTCGGACTCTCGGAAGATGATGTTCACCTTCTTGTAGTCTTCCTTTCGGATCGCATTCATCGACGACGCGTCCCGGTTCTCACCCAGCCACTTCCACAGCTCCAGGATCGCCACCGATTCGAGGGTGGCAAAGACGCTGGCGGTCTTTTGGGTGATGTTGGTCTCGGCGCTGCGCAGCACCGACAGACTCGGCAGGATGCGGGGCAGGTCGAACTCGACGAACTGGTGACGATCGGACTTGGTGGCCACTTGGGCCACGGTGGTCCACAGCGTGGCAAAGATGTTCTCCCACTTGTTGTACGAAGCGTAGTAGTTGCGCTGGTACTTGTACAGGCGTTGGAGATAGGCGTAGTTGTAGACGACAGGAACGCGAGGATCTCGTTGGGAGATCTCCAGATCCTTCATCGGCAGGAACTTGGGGTTCTTGACGCGGTGCGCGCGGGCCAGGCGATCGACGATCAGCGGGATCGCGCGGGGATTGCCCTGCGTGCGCGTCAGTGCCGGAACCGTTGCGATGAACATGTTCTTGGGCACCGACTTCAGAACGTTCTCGTGATCGGTCGGACCGTCATCGAGGGGACCCACGCCCAGGTAGTGGTAGATCGCGTCTCGGGTGAGCGCGAGCTTGGCCAGCACCGGCAGCGGGGGTCGGACCAGTTGATCGGGGCGCCGGATACCGTACATCCGGTAGAACGGCGCAAATTGCAGCAATGCCATGTTGAGTAGCTTTCAGTCGCCGGTCATGTTGGCCAGGACCAGGTTGACGGTGGAGATCCCCGTCCGGCTGGAGATCTGACCAGTGGTGCCGACATAGGCACGGCGTTGTTGGAAGAAGTCCTCGACTTCGGCGACGGCTTCTTGCGAGTAGACGATGTTGCCCGAGCAGGTGTCACCGTCGTGGTCGGCGCCCAGACCCGCCAGCTTGAACGGATGAGGAATCAAGCTGTTGACAAAGGCCGAGCCACGCACCGGGAACTCGAGGGCATCCGTCTCCGGGCTCATCGGATCCCACTGCTGTCCGAGCAGCTTGCGCTTTTCGTACTCCAGCGTGACGCGCAGATGCACCCGCGACGGGTAGATCGAGTACGCATTTTCCACCGGATAGCGCGTGACCAGGATCGGGTACTTGTTGGCGTTTTGGTAGACCGCCAGGTACAGCAGTTCGGCAAACGTGCACGGCGTGACGTCGGCCTTGCTGCGCGTCGGGGGCACCTCGTCGATCGAACGCAGGAGTCGGAACGTCATGTCCGGCCCCTTGTAGATCAGAAACAGGTAACGCCCGTCGACTTCCATCGGACGATTGCGGATCGACTCTTCCTGAAACAGGTTCAGGATCTTTTCGATGCCTTCGTTGGTGGTCCACTGGTTGAAGAACCGGTCGTGCAGCAGCACTTCCTCGGACTTGAGCGTGTCCTTGTTGATCAACAAGGTCGGGACGTTGGCATCGGTGAAGATGCTCTCGACCATCTTGCGCAGCAAGTACCGCGTGACCGGCAGCGAGGCCTTCAGGTACTGGTACAGGCCGATGATCGTGGTGTTGATGTCGGGGTTGCCCTTGGCGCCCAGATACTCCACTGCGGTGTCACCGGCCGTGATGACGTTTCGCGTGCCGTTGAAGATGTTGCGTGCGGCCCACTTGCCCAGCAGCAACTTCTTTTTGCCTTCGATCAGCGACATCACGTACTCGAAGATGCCGTTGAACGCCAGCTGCATCTGGTAGCGCGGCGTGTTCAGCAGTTCGATGTCGTTGCGCACCGTGGCTTCGGTGATCGCGTTGGACAACGAGATCAACCGGCGATACATCGTGTTGATTTCGTCTTCGCTCTTGCGGTTGTGTTCATCGATCTCCAGGTCACGCAGACCTGCAGGCATGATGATCACGTTGGTGGTCAGCGCGATGTCCTTGTACTTCTTCATCAGTGCGATGGCTTGCATGCGCGTGGAAGAGCCACCTTCGTTCTTGAACTCGATGTCTTTCCAGTGCTTCAAGAAGAACTCGAACCCGGTCCCACGCGCTTCGTCGACCGGGGTGGTCTTGACAAAGTCGTTGATCGAGCTGTCCCACTTGGCATAACCGGTGCCCGACAAGATGTCGCCGTACAGGCGCTTCATCTTGACGAGCGTGTTGAAGATGATCGGGTGAAAGATCGGAACCTTGACGTTGATGTACGAGAAGCGCCGATTCCGGCGCTCATCGCCGATACGCCCGAAGATCGAAACGGAAAACAGGCCGTCTTCATGGAAGTCCGTGGAACTGCCATCGAAGATGTCCAGCACGGTGACGGGTTTGAAGCCCTTCAACCGTTCAGGCGGGAGCGCCAGAATGACGATGTTGAAAGGCACGTCGAGACGTTTCAAAACGTGCTCCTTAGTCTAAAGTGCGAAAAATATGAGAGAGCCTTCGAACCCAGGGTCTAAGACTAGGGGTGAAAAAGGCTCGGCGTCCCCCTTTAAATAGGGCACGCTCGAACATTTTGTCCATCCCAAGTTTCTTAAACCCGAGGTTCAAAGCACATGGCTGCAAAAACGACCAAGCTCAATTCGAAAGAGTTTGAGCTCGGATCTGACCTCGACTTCCCGAACCTAGACTTCGATTACGGAGAGCCCAAGAAGGACTCGCACCCTGTTTTGTCTACCCTCAAGGCCATTGGCAAGGGGGCGGTCGGCAGTGTGTTCAACCGTGGTCTGATTCGCTCCACGATCAAGAATTCGCTGCCCGATGCATACGGTCAGGCCTACGATTTCTACGATCAAGCCAAGGAGTCGGTCAGGTCGCTATACAATGACGCCGCCAAGGAGCTGCGTCCGGCGACCACCCAACTCAAGCAAACGACCCAGCGATTCTTGCCCCAAGCAGAAGGAATTCTGTCCAAGGAACTCGCTGAAAAGGTCAAGGCGTGGAGTAAGTCTGGTACCAGTAGCGGTGCGTCACTGTCGCAGGATCGAATCCGTGACGATGCACTGGCCATGCAGATTGGTCAGATCTTTCAGGCGCAAGCCCAAGACACCGATCGCAAGGAACAGCGCGCTGAAAAGCGCGAGCTGCTGACCGAGGGAGTTACTCAGATCCGTCATCGGGATCTCCTGGGTGGCCTGTCGGCCATCGACCAAGGAGTCTCCCGTCTGGCGCAGTACCAAGACACGGTGCTCGCCAATTACCAAAAGAAGTCCCTGGAGCTGCAGTTCCGCCAGTACTACGTCATGGCGGACTTGCTCAACGAGTCGAAGCGGTCGGCCGCGGCAACGCGTTACCAACTCGAAGCGATCGTCAAGAATACCGGCCTGCCTGACTATGCCAAGCTTTCGACTTCGGCAGCGCTCAAGCAAGCCATGCGCAACAAGTTCCTCGAAATGGGTAACAACGCCCTGTTCGGGGGCGGGGGTGGCGCAGACTTCATCAAGAACTTCATCGGCAATCTCAAAAAGAGCGCTGGTGAAAAGCTGCGCGGCGGCGCCGAAGGCGTCAACGGGTTGGCCGACATGCTCGACATGGCCAGCTCCGTGGGCGACATGGGCGACATGGGTCCTTCCAAGCACGAAATGGCCAGCGAGTTCGCTGGCCAAGGTCTTGGAGCGATCGCCAAGCACTTCGGTCAGAAGTACTTGAAGGGCCGTCTGGAGAAGAATCCTGGCATCCAAAAGGGTGCCGAACATCTCCAGTACAACCTGAACAACGCAGCCAATCGCTTTTCGGATGCGCTGACCAACCCCAACAAGGAATGGAGCGTCCGCAATGCCCGTAGTGGCATGGCTGACATGCTCGACAGGGGTCGTGCCAACGGCCGGCGTCCGGGTGTGCGTGGGTGGCTGGCTGACAAGCTGGCCCCGTCCGATGAAGGGATGTACGACTTCAATGGCCCGGGCATGTTGGAAACGCTGCGTGAGACGCTGGCGTCCCACCTGCCCAGCAACGCGCCCGAAACGAAGTTGGACCAGGTTGGCCTGCTCGGTCAGAACCAACCGGCCATCTATTCGAACGCGGCGCAAAAGTCGATCATCGAAGTCATCCCAGGTATGCTGGCCCGCATCCACCGTGAATTGGTGGTCACACGTACCGGTCAAGACCAAGGGCTGATCAGCTACGACTTCAAGGCCAACAAGTTCTCGACGCAAAAGGCGGTTAGCCAAGGCATTCGTGCTTCGCTGGCTGGTGAAGGCAATCGCAAGCAGTTCGATGAACGCCTGAACCAGATCATCGCTGAAGTCGACAAGGAAGGCAAACTCACCGAAGACCAAGTCAAGGGCGTCAAGGACGTCCTGGCTCGCATGTCTTTGAAGCGTGAGTCCACAGACGCGTCCAACCTGGTCAAGGGTCGCACCTGGGCCAGCGCGCCTGGTGGGGATGACGTTGCCAAGCTGTTCCAACAGCACCTGCAAGTCGACGAGGCTGGAAAGCGCGATGGCTCGCTCGAAGGCATCCGCGCCCAACGGGTCTTGTCCGATCGGGTCATGGGGTTGTCGAGGTACTTCGATGATCCTCGGGCCCAGATCCAAGCCATGGCGGCGCTGGGTCAGACCGGCGCGATCAACCAGAGCGGCTTGTACAACGCTGAAAAGGGGTCGCTCGATCTGGACAAGATCGCTGGCGCTTTGCGTGGTCATGAGCCAGGTGAGGTTGGTGAAGACGAGACCTACGTTCCCGTGGGCGGGGGTCGTCGTCCGAACCAAGCCCGTCGCGCACTCGAAGCGCGTCGTCGTGCCAACCTCGAAGCGCAGCGCCCGGTTCAAGCACCCGCGGCGATGCCAGAAGCGCCCAAGCCCAAAGTGGCTGAAGCGCTGCAAGCGCCGCAGATTGTCAAGTTCGATACGAAAGATTTCATCACCGCGCTCCAAGCGCAGACCGATGAGATCAAAAAGCTGGATCACGGCGACTTGTTCAAGTCGATGGTCGCTCAGCTCGAACAGATCAACCAGCATCTGGCCGAAGGTATCAACACGTACTCCCTGGCCGAGGACTATCTCGGTAGCGGCGCTCGTGCCAGGTACAAAGACAAGCTGGGTCGTCTGAGGAGTCGCGCCGCGGAAGCAGCGGGCAACCTCAAAGACAAGGCCAAGGACTTGTACGGTCGAGGCAAAGACAAGGTCTCCAAGTCACTCCAAGATGTCACCCTCGGGGATATCGGTAGCGGTGTCTTTGGCGCGGCCAAGTGGGCTGGCGGTCAAGCCTTCAAGACGGGTAGCCGTGTTGCCTCGCTGGCTGGCGGGGTGGTCAAGAACGTGGCAGCGGTGGGAATCCCGCTGATCGCTTCGGGCACCCAAAAGCTGGCCGACATGTTCGGCGATGTTTACCTGCCCAACGAAAAGGAACCTCGGATCACCCGCGGCGACATGAAGGCTGGTCTGTACTTCGATAAGAAGACAGGCAAGAAGGTCACGTCGTTCAAGGACATCTCGGGGGCTGTTGTCGATGAAGCCGGCAACGTCATTCTCGACGACGAACAAGTCAAGGTCGCCTACGTCAAGGGCACCCGCACCAAGTCCCTGATCCAAGCCGTCAGCGAAGCAGGCGGCGCCATCAAGAGCTTGGCCGGCTTTGCGCTGGGTATGGTCGGCGGTGGCTACAACCTGGCGCTGCGTGCAGCGATCACCGGGTTCCACACCGTGCGTGCCATGCTGCCGCCCTACGACGTCTACGTCAAGACCGACATGGATACCCCGAAGCTGCGCAAGTCTGGTTTCGTTGATCGTGTCTACTTCTCGAAAAAGACGGGCAAGGCCCTGACCCATCCACGTGAGATCGATGGCATCGTCTTGGACAAAGACGGTAACCAGGCGATCACGCAAGAAGACTACGATACCGGTCTGGTGGACGTCAAGGGCGTCACGATCAAGGGTCCGGGTCGTCTGCTTGGCAAAGCCAAGGCACTGGCCGGGGTGGGTCTGAAGGCTTTGCGTGGTTTGGCTGGTAATGCCAAGGAGTTCTTGGTTGGCATCGGTCAAGCCGTCAAAGACATCTTCGGTGGGGTCTTTGGTCTGAAGGGTGAGTACCTGCAAACCAGCATGAAACAGCTGGACGTGCAGACGGCCATCCTCAAGTTGCTCACCGAACGCATGCCTGCCAAGAAACGGCATGTGCTGGGTGACATCAACGGCGATGGGATCCGGGAAGGTTCGGCAGCAGAACTGGAAAAGACCGAAGAGGCGGCTGACAAGGCCCGCACCGCAAACCAAGACATCGATCCTCGCGCTGCTGCGGCAGCCGGTGGTGGTGCTGGCGCCGGTGGCGGCCTGTTGGCCAAGATGAAAGACTTGTTTGCCAAGAAGAAAGCGGGTAGCGAAGAAGGTGGCGACACCAACATCGATCTCGGCGGCTTCGGCGGCAAAGCAGCCAAAGAAGGAGTCAAAGATGCGGAGAAACTCGCTGAAGGTGGCGTCAAGAAGGGCCTCTTTCGTCGTGCAATTGGCGGTCTTGGTCGTGGTGTGCTCGGTGCTGGAAAGCTCTTGGGTCGAGGAGCACTCGGTCTCCTTGGTCTTGGCGGTCTGGGACTCGGTGGTGCATTCAGCGGCCTCGCTTCTGGTGCGGCTGCAGTAGGTGGCGCTGCCCTTGAAGGCGGCGCGGCGCTGGCCGCAGGTGCTGGTGGCGCCCTGGCTGCGGCTGGCGGTGGTCTGCTGGCGGTCCTGACCGCACCTGTCACCCTGGCGGTTCTGGGTGTGGCGGCTGTGGGCGCTGCGGCGTACTACGGCTACAAGTACCTGACCAAGGTTCGCCTCGGCACTCTGTCGACGGTTCGCTACGCGCAGTACGGTATTGCTGCATCGGAACCCCAGGATCACCTGGCCCCGGTGTGGGATCTGGAAAAGCTGCTCGAGCCGATCACCAAGATCGACGATGGCAAAGCTTCGTTCGATCAATCCAAGTTCAGCTTGGACGAGTGCATGAAGATCTTCAAGATTGAAAAGGCTTCGGATCAAGTCAACCAGTGGGCGGCTTGGTTCAACAACCGTTTCAAGCCTGTCTTTTTTGCGCACATCGCTTCGCTGCGTGCCAAAAAGCCCGGAGTCGAGCTGCACGACGTCGACAGCAGTAAGCTGACGGCGCAAGAAAAGCTGGACTACCTGGCCGCGTCTTCGATGCCCAATGGTCCCTACGACTACATGGCGTCTCCGTTTACCGATCAGAAGAACCTGACGGTAGCCAGTGATGGCGTGAAGTCGGCCATTGACATTGCGCAAGACCAACTCAAGAAGGATCTTGCCAATGAAGCCGCCAATCCGAAAACGAAGGCTGCGGTGGCTCCGGCCGCTGCGGTTGGCGCTGCTGCTACTGGTAAGGCTGCTGCTACGAGCCTGACCGCAGGTGCTAAATCTGCGGTCGGTACGGCTGCGGCCGCGGCCGGTGTCAGTCCTGCTGAAGCAGCTGCTGCCAAAGCGGCTTCTGATCTGGGTGGCACGGTTCCGACCGATGCAACGAACAAAGATGCTGGCGTCAACCTGATTGCTGGCAACACTGTTCCGAGCGATTACCTGTTCACAGGGCAAACGGGTCGCATTGATGCACTCAGCTCCATCCGCTACAAGACCTACGGTCTGGTGGAGATGGACGTTGACAAGATCAAGAACATCCGTTACCTCGAAATGAACGTGATGAAGGTCCTGAAGATCAACAAGGATGGGGCGACCTACGATGAAGACATCGAAGCGTTGCTCAATCAGGTCAAGGGGACATTCGGTATCACGGGTCCGCACAGTCCTGAAGGTCTGGCTTGGATGAAGTGGTTCCGTAACCGCTTCTTGCCGGTCTACCTGAACTACGCGACCATGGTCACCAAGCTCACGGGCAAGAAGGACCTGGTGGGCGCGGAGATGGCGCTGACCCCGCAAATGCAGATCGATACGGCCAACGCGGTCTACACGACCTCGTCGGTGGTCGATGGCTCCAAGGTCTCAGTCTGGAAGGTCTCCGATTCGCCGTGGAAGGGTTACGCCCTGAACGATGATCCGGCCACCGTCCAAGCCAACTTGCAGTTCCTGACCGAAGCGGTCAAGGCGGTCAAAGCCAACGAGCAGATGTCCACCAAGGTCAAGGACGCCCAACGGGCCAACGAAGCCAAGGGTGCTGCCATGGGAACGTCTGCCAGCCAGACGGACACTGCCAAGGACCCGAAGACGGGCAAGACCGACATCATCCAGCGAGACAAGTCCTCTGTCGAAAAGGACACGGCCAAACTCGCGGGTGGGGTGGGCTTCAGTCAATCGCTGCCATTGTCTCCGGACGCCAAGGGCGTGCGTGCCATCGGTGACTTCACCAAGGGCGCGCCGATCGAACATCCGGGCAAGGGTACGGGCGGTGACATCAATTCGCTGCCGCAGCCTTCGGGCGACGGCTACGAAGGGATGAAGGACATGCTGGCAGCCGTCTCCAAGATGACTGGTGTCCCGCTCAATCCGTTGATCACGACCGCCGCAGTCGAGTCAGGCTTCCGAGCCAACGCCATGCCACCCATCAACCCGGCAACGGGTAAGCGGGCTTCGGGCGCGGTGGGGTTGTACCAGTTCATCCCCTCGACCTGGAACGCGATGATGTCCAAGTACGCTGCCAAGTACGGCATCGCACCTGGCACCCCCCCGACCGATCCGCGAGCCAACGCCCTGATGGGTGCCGAGTTCATCCGTGAGAATCTGACGAGCCTGCAAGGTCGTTTGAAGAAACCGGTGACCTCGACCGATCTGTACCTGGCCCATTTCCTGGGCGCCGGTGGCGCCGCTCAGTTCCTGAACAGTGATCCGTCTGCAATCGCTGCTGAAGCCATGCCCAAGGCTGCCAGTGCGAACCCGACGATCTTCTACGACACCAAGCGCAACAACGCTCCGCGTACGTTTGCTGAGATCTACTCGCTGTTCACGGAAAAGATCGATCGCGAGACCAAGAAGTACGGTGTGTCTACGGACATGACGGCTTCGGCGGCTCCAACTGCAACAGATGCAAAGAAGAACGCCAAGGGCGAGGTCACGGGTGATCCGACGACCAATCCTGCAACGGCTTCGACCTCGGCTGTTGCTGGTGGACAAAAGGGTGCGCCGGTCACTGCGACGGCTTCGCCGAATAAGCCAGTGGCCACTGCGGTCGATCCGAATGCTCCGAAGTCCCAAGCAGCCACAGGCGCTGCTGCGCTCATCAATTCGAGCACAGCTGCCGGAACTGCTGCGGGCGCTTCGAGCGCATCGGGTTACGGCGGCAGTGTGGCGGCGGCCACCTCGGCCACGCCGGCGGCAACGCCAGCTGCGACCACCCCCGCCACCCCGACTCCGGCTGCGCCGGTGGTGCGTCCGCCAGTGGCAGGCTACCAAGGCTACCAGCCTCGTCTGCAACCTTCGGCCGACGAGATTGCAGCCCAACACGCTGCAACCGCTGCTGCCACGGGTGGCGACATCAAGTCCATTGGTCAGACCCTGACTCAATCGCTCGATGTCCAGACCCGGTCGTTGTCCCAGCTCACGCTCATGGCCACCATCCTGAGCAAGTTGGGTTCGCTGCCCACTGGCGCAGCGGCCTCCAACGACACCACCAAGACGCCTGCCCCTACCGATGTCCCGCGGCCTCCGCCGCGAGCACCGATCAGCATGGCGCGATAAACCGTGTAAAACAAAGGAGGGGGAGGGCTTCCCCTCCCCCTTTCCTTGCCGTAATTCCTTTAAAACTCCTTCCGCCACGAAAGCCTTTCCATGACTACGAGTCTGCAGAAAATCTCAGACGCCGACTGGGTGCGCCAGGCGTTCCTGGTTCCCTCGACGGCCCAGCAAGACATCGACAATCGCAATCGGTCGTTCTCGACGAACCGGTTCAAGTTCGGCAACACCCAACTCGGGGGCAGCCTGGCGATCAATCCGCCGGCCCAGTTCACCCCGAATGCCGATCCCCGTATTCCGGGCATCATGGTCCAGCTCGACGCGGACGGCAACCCGGTCACCCCCAACCCCGATCACGGCAGCTACGGCCGCTACTACGGGGAAGTCATCGAAGAGAACTCGCGCATCATCTCGATGCGCTTTGGCGTGCCGCAGTTCAATTCGCTGACCACGTTCTTCACGGGTTTTTACAACTCCGATGCTGGTGTGCTGGCGCGCACAGGTCGGGGCAATTCGCTGCTGTACAACATCGGCAAGGCCGCGGGCTACGTGGTGCCGCTGTTTTCGATGCCGCTGCTGCTGATCTCGCTGGGCGGCAACATCATGCGGTTTCTGCTCAACAAGCCGTCGAGCAAGTACTACTACTTGAAGCCCACGATGCCGGTGTACTGGAATGCCGTACAAGGCATGGTCAACGCGATCGCCGTCAACAAGGGCATGGTCCCGCGGGCATTCTCGGGCAACAACGACACGGTCAATTTCCTGGATGGTCGCTATCCGTTCAAGGAAGCGGACCTGCAGAACTTCGCCTCGAAGATGCCTGACATCATCTACGAGAACGGCCAGATCAACGTCTACGCGATGGCCACGCGTTACCAGCGCCTGAGCCGCAAGCTCTACCGCTACATGGAAGAGACGTACGACGCCACCGCCACGGCCAACTCGGGCGCCTCGGGGTTTGACGATCTGTACGACGTCATGACCAACCTGGTCAGTCATGGTTTTCGAATCGACCGTGCGCAAACCCAATCGGTGTCGTTCCAGAGCTACTTGAGCAAGTGGTTTGATTCGGCCGTCTCCGTTCCGAAAGCCAGCTCGGCGCCGTCGCAAAACACCACGACCAGCACCGTCTCGTCTACCACCTCGGCCAACACGTCCACCGCCGATGCAGCGGCCAAAGATTCGAGTCCGTCGGTCGATACCGAACTGGCGCCCAAGAACGAGACCATGCTGCAAAAGCTGGCCGAGTTCCTGCACGCCGAACTCGACGATGGTTCGACCTTTGTGTCGTTCCGGGTGGACAACGATGGTCCGGTGCACGAGTCGTTCAGCAACTCCGTGGGTGAGTCGGAGATCGGCAACAAGATCAACTCGATGTCGGGTCAGGCCCGTGAGACCAACTTCAACTTTGCCGGTGGTAACATCAGCGACGGGTTGATCGGTCAAGCTGCGGGTGCGGTGGTCTCAGGTGTCAAGGACTTTCTGTCGGGCGCTGCGGCAGGTCTGTCCATGTCAGGACTGGCAGCGTTGGGGGGTTCGGCGTTCGTGGACATTCCCAAGCACTGGCAAAGCTCGAGCGCCAACCTGCCGTCCATGAGCTACTCGATCCAGCTGACCTCGCCGTACGGCAACAAGATCAGCCAGATGCTCAACCTGTACGTGCCGCTGTGCATGCTCCTGGCTGCAGCCCTGCCGCTGTCGACCGGCAAGCAGTCCTATACCAGCCCGTTCCTGGTCGAGCTCTACGACCGCGGTCGTGCGCAGACGCGTCTGGGCATCATCGACTCGATGAGCATCACGCGCGGTACAGGCAATCTGGGCTTTTCCAAGTCCGGTTCGGCCATGGCCATCGACATCACGTTCTCGGTGCTGGATCTGAGTTCAATCCTGCACATGCCCATCATCCAGGGCTACAACCCGTTCACCAATCCGACGGCCGGTTTGTTCGATGACGACTCGACGTTCACCGACTACATGGCTGTCCTTGGTTCGCTCTCGCTCAACGAGCAGATCTACTCGATGGATCGCTTGAAGCTGCGGCTGACGCGCACCATGGCCAACATGAACACCTGGTTCAGCGCGGCCCATACCGCCAACTGGATCGGGGACCTGGCCCCGGCGCAATTGATCTCGGCCTTCATGGCCGGACGGGTCAACCGCTGAGGCGGCATAAAGGGGGAGCCGAGGCTCCCCCTCCTATGCTGTCTTTAGACAGGAATGGCACCGATCAGAGCCTTGGTGGTGTTGGCAATGAGCCGGACCACGCGCGGATCGATCGTCTGGGCCCGTTGGGTCTGGCTGTTGGCCAGCGACGTCGACAGCACGACCCGGGGAAATGCTCGCGCCACTTCGGCTTCGACCGTGGTGCGCGGAAACATCGTGGCCAGGATCTGGTGCTTGCCGCGATCCCCATCGACCAAGCTCTTGATCCCGATGGCCAAAAGCGTCGTAAAGTCGCGGCTGCCGCCGATCAACTTGAGCAGGTTCAGCGTGGTGTTGTCGCCCCCGGTATCACCCAGGCGGTCAAAGACATTCCACTGCGAGTTCGTGCTCGTGAAGATCGAGATCAGGTTGGAGTAGTCCTGGACGGAAGCTCCGAAACCATTGCGCCCGTAGGCGGTGGCTGAGTAGCCCGTCGTCAGGAGCCGGCCATAGTTGGGCAAGACCGCATCGAAGATCTGTCCACCCGGTGAGGCGGCCATGGTCTTCAGGTTGTTGAGGTCACCGTTTCTGACCAGCACCGGCAAGCACGCCGCCGTGACCTTGGTCAGCAGACCCGTGTTACTCGACACAGCCGACGGCGCCGTCAGCGTGGTAAACGAGTTGGGCAACCCGTAGCTGCTGCCTTGGATCACGCCGGCGCTGATGAGCGAAGCGTGGGAGTCCACGTCGTAGATCGAGCACTGACCCGGCACCGTCTCGTTGGACAATCCCGTGCCGTAGGCATTGACCATGTTGACGTAGTCACCGTAGCCCGACAGGTCGGCCACATGAGACGAATCGACGTTGAACGTCGAACCACTCATGTTGACGTTGACGTTGCCGTAGTCGGTGTAGCTGCTGGTCAGCGTCTTTTGCGCATCGGCCGACAGCCCGCGAATCGAACCAGCCGCTGCCGGAACGACAGCGTTCAGGCGATTCAGGATGGTGCCTTGATCCAGCGTGACTGCGCCAGTGACGTTGCTGACCTTCAGAAGACTGCCAGCCCCTGTGAGCAGACCCTTGCCGGAGTTGGCCAGGATCGAGCTGATGTCAAAGGTCGAGGCAGTCTTGGTGTCTTGAATCGAATTGACAACTCCGCCCGATGCGCCGTAGACGTCAACCGACGCCAACGAATCTTTCGGGCCCGATGAGAACGTGGTTGGTGCAAGAGGGTTCATGAGGCGTTTTCAAGCCAAAAAACAAAGGGGAAGAGAGGGGGCTCCCCCGAAGGAGAGCCCACTGGTCTAGAACGCGTCGGGCTTGCCAGACGACTGGGTTTCAGCCGGGACGACCACTGGGGTGTCGGCATGGGCCTGGACGTAGCGCTGTTCAGCGTTGATCCAGCATTCAGGCACGCGCTGCTCCTTCAGGGCAGTGCGCAGGTCTTCAAAACCCTTGGACAGCCACGCCTCGCCGCGCGCAGACACCTTGTGCTGGCCGCCGTTGGCGGTATCAAACAGGTAGTAGTGCGTGAACGGTAGTTGGCTGTTGACAAAGCTCTCCAGCAGATCCGGGTTCTGGATGATCTTCTGGTAGTTGCCGGCCATGATGTCTTCTTCGAAGTGCTGGTTCCACTTCGATTCGTACTGGCGGCCTTCCTGCTTGGCATCAAAGCCGTACTTGTAGCGCAAGTCGTCAGCCACGCAACCAGAACGCACGTAGAACCAAAAGCCCTCCATGGACGTGAAGTAGCCCAGGTAAGGATGCGTGAACTTCATCTTGGTGAAGTGCGACAGCTCGTGGCCCAGCTTGGTCTTGGCTTTGTGGAACAGGATGTTGATGTGGTCGATCCCGTCGTTGGCAGGATCGAACCGGGAACTCGGGTTATCAGAGACGCTCTTGCGGCTCGGGGGAAGTTGCCGACCCCCGGCTGGTTTTCTGGAGTTTTCCATGGTTTTTCAGTTGTCTGCGAGGTCGTCCTGGTCGCCGCTGTCTTCGAAGAGATCTTGCTGCCTGTTGCCAGGGCTGATCACTTCGGGGACTTCTTCGACCAGGTCGCCCTTGTCGGTGTTGATCAACACATCACCCGCAGCGCTCATCACGGCATCGCCTTCACCGCCTTCTTCCGGATCGTCCGGTTGCTCGATCTCGTGCGTGACGTCATCGAACGAGATGTACATGGAATGCGTGGAGATGGTACCGTTCTTGCGTTTGCCGATGATCTTGAACTCGAAGCCTTCGAACTGCAAGAAGCGCATGCCCTTGCAAAAGACCTTCCAAGTCATAATCTTGCGCTTGAATTCCTTGTTCAGGTTCCCGCGCAAGCTGGTGCGATCACGACGATTGGTGTCGATCTGCTCGCGAGTCTCCACCCCGCCTTGGCGAATCAGACGTTCCCGCCGCCGGTCTTCGAGGATCTTGAGTTCCTTGTTCAGGTACTGATCCATGAAGTGGTCCCATTGGGAAGGACCCACACCGAGCTCGTGGACGATGTTGCGAAACATCTTGGCGAGCACCCCAGTAATTCCGCTTGGCACCCCCACGCCAAAAGAGCGTGGTTTGAGCGCCAGGCGCAGACCGATCTGTCTTTTGTTATCCCACATGGGGACTCCTTTTGCTAGGTTTAAGCTGGTTTCTTAAGATCAACCAACGGTTGCTTTCCTCAAGTCGCAAGGACCTGAAGTAGACCCGTCAGGATCGATTTTAGACTCGCGAAGGTCTTGGTCAGAATTCGCAAGTTGTGTTCCTGTACGCCGTATTCGGCGCTTTCTGCGCCTTCCATCAGTTCGCACAGTTTGAGAGCCTCTTCCACGAATTCGTAGATGTAGGTGCTCTCGATGTAGTAGCCGTCGTCGGAGATGAAGAACTGATCCAGGGTCTTGTCGACCATGACCAGAGCGTAGCGATCGCTGTCGAGGGCTTCGTTTTTCTTGATCGTCATGGTGATCTGTTTGAGCACCGTAACGAACCTGGCGATGTTGGGAACGCAGGTCGAAATGAACACGCCGTTGGCTGCCAACGGACTGTAATTTCGATCACTCAGTTCCTTGAAGCCAACAATCAACTCGAGACACAACTCTCGGTTGGACTGTCCTGCTGGTGGTAGTACATCACGACCTACCGGCGTCATGGGAGGACCCAAAAGGATCCTCTTGAGCAACTGTTTTAGCATGGTTTAGGCTTTCATTGGGCAAGCACGTTTGTGCGCTGCCATGGATTTGGTGCACAGTGATATGACACGCACACTCGCTGCGTCACTCCACGTCACCTCAGATTGGTGATATGTGATTGACTGACATTTCATTACCGCAAAGGAGAAAACATCATGTCGCAAGACATCGTTGTCTCCGGTGACTTGACTGAAGACCAGGTGTTGGCAAGGACGCGAGGCGTCCGCCTTCGCATCGTCAAGAAGCTCACCGAGACTGACGCGTTCCCCGCCGACCCGGACGAAGCCAAGCTCCTGATCAAGGCGCTCGACGGTCTGGACAAGTCCGCACTGACCACCAAGCGCATGAAGCTGGACGCCGACATCGCTGCCGGCCAAGCCGCTTCGGGCAAGGAAGTCGTGGCTGCGCTGCTGAGCAAGCTCTCGCATGCGCCTGGCATGTCCGCTTCCATCACGATCATCGAAGCGCCGGTGCTCGGTGCCGAGATTCCGGTTCCCGAGCTGCTGCCCGGCGAGACGGATATCGGCACCAAGCAGCTGAACTTCGAGAGCTTCATGGACGAGAACCGTCCGGCTCCGATCGATCCGCCGCAACAGGCCGCTTAAGTGCTGGCACTAGGACCAGGAGGGGTAAAGCCCTTCCTGGTCTTTATGCCGTCATGGATGCTGAATAGGTTCGGTTCGAGTAGGCGCAGCGCAAAGGTGGTCGAGCACGCAATCTCCGTTGCTTGGAACGGATCGAGCTTCATGTCGACCAACTCCTTTTGTTCTGCCGCAGTGGGAACCTTGGCAAACAGCGCCGGAGCATACAACACCATCGAAGGCATCTTGCACTTCTTGAACGCTTCGAGGTGCATCTCCAACCACTCGTGAAACGAGTAGCGCACCATGACCGCGTAGTGTTCTTTGCAGATCTCCGGGGTCAGTTCCTGGTCGCTCACGTTGATCGACGAGATCGTGATGTCGCTGCCCAGCCGGAACTGCAGCACGTTCAAGATCTCTTTGGCTTCGTCATCGGTGAGCTTGTAGGGATGCACGTTCACGCAAAACTCGATGCCCATGTTCTGGCCACCTTTAGCGACGTCCTCACGGGAGCTCTTGACGAAGCTGGCCAGCAGGTAGACGATGTTGGTCAGCACCGATCGGCGCAGCACCGACGTGTCGCGCTGCGCGTAGGCTTCCTTGAAGGTCTGAGCGTTCACGTCCGGAAACTCATCCACCGTGCGGGTGAAGTAGTCTCCTAGCATGGCGTTGACTGCGTAGTTGTCATCGATCTTGGCCAGCGTCCCCAGACGCGTGTCCAGGAGGCAGTCCAGATCGACGTAGACCGTATCAGGCTTGAGAACGCTCATGGCTTTTTGGGCGGCTTGGCGCTGGTCATGACCGACAGGTCGCCGAGGGTGATGCACTGGTCGATCATGCACAGCACGACCAGCCAGCGATTGCCCTGCAGGTAGCCCGCAATGTCAGCGTTGTCGGGCAGCCGCTCGGCGTAGACGTTGGGAATCAGCCGGAACTTCGAATTGAAGTCACCGGCTTGCGTCGTGTGGACGGTCGCCACCCCGTAGCTGAGCGTCAGCCGTTCCACGAGCGTGTTCCACTCCAGCGAACCGCGATCGATGCGCATGTAAAAGACACTCGTGAGCGTCAGGATGAAGTCGCGCACGTAGTTGCTGCGAAACACGATGTCCACCAGGGTCTCCAGCTGACCTGGGGTGAAGGCGTAGAACATGGAAGTGCCGATCACGCTCTGACCGAGCGCAGCGACGATGGCTTCCTTGCCTTGCGACTCCACGAACTTCATGTACGTGTGGGTGAACGCGTCTCTGAAGTGCTGGAAGTAGTAGTCTGTCGAGGGAACCTCGACTTGTTGTTCGTTAGCCATGGATTCTTAAGATTGAACCCAACCAACACCAGCCTTTACGCAAGCAAAGAGTTCGAAAGGTGCATGCTGGTCAAGTAGGTGGAAAGCGTGACCGTGGACTGCACTTGCGTGCCCAGTCCTTCGATCGCCTTGAGAGAGACTTCACCAGTGCGCGAGATCGCATCGTTCATCGCCTGGAAGCCTTGCGTGTCGCCGCCGCGGTACTTCACGAGCTCGGTGATGCAGCTCGTCAGATTGTGGGCGGTCAGAATGTTGAGCTCCGGATACGAGATCTTGGAGCCCTTGGACACGCCCGTGGCTTGACCGGTCAGGTTGTCCACCGACTGGTTGTTTTCGGGAATGGAGATCTTCTTGACCAGCAGCTGCGCTTGGCGACGCAGCGGCAGATCCACCACCAGGTACGGCGTGTTGGACAGGTACGCCGCCGATCCGGCTTTGGAGTCCATCCAGACGCGTTCGAAGAACTCGTGGCCGATCTTCTTGGCCACTTCGAAGTTGCGTTCGACCGTCAGTTGGGGCTTGGTCTGGTTCGGAGCGATGATGCACAAGCGGATGTCGCCCTTTTTCAGGCCTTCGATCCACTCGTGAAATTCCTCGTCGCTCAACTGCGAGAACATGTGCTCGTACGCCTCCCGGTTGATGCCACCGGGAAGGATCGATTCCACAAGTTCGATGCAAAGCTTTTGAGCCGCAGCTCGATTCTTGGCCATGAAAGGTTCCTTCAGCGTTCGTGATCACCCAAGACCAAGACGACTTTGACGTTCTTCTTGGACTTGTAGCTAATCTCGATCATGTTTCGAGTGCCTCGGGACTGACAGTCCCAGAAGGCCAGCAAATGAGTGGATATCTTGTCCATATCCGCATTTCGAGCGTAGCCGGCGCCTTTACCCAACTTGTCCCAATCGGCCGGCATGGGCAGATAGGGTTTGTTGTGTTCGATGCAATACTGGATTGCCATTGCGTCCGGACCATGGCGGGCATCACCCGAAATGATCAAAGCATTCCCGAGCTCAAAGAACTCCAAGTACCAGGCAAACACCTGGCAGAACTGCTTGTAGTCGGAATAACTCCGGCTACCGGCCACGATGACCCGCTTCTCGAAAGAAGTGTAGTCATCGTAGCTAATAGCCGGAGGCGGGTAGACCTTCATCAGGTCGGAGACGCTTCCGAAGGAGCGTCCGGGGCCTGCGCTTGCTGCACGACGGGCGGCAGGTTGGGCAGGTTGTTCTTGGCCATCGTGGGCGCCACCGATTCCTTGATCAGCATGACCCACGCGTCGTCGGTGCCCTTGTCGACCAGGCAGTAGCGCTCGACAGTCGTGTCGATTTCGTCGCACGAACCCAGCACCATGCGCAGCTGGCGGTTGACCAGAAAGCGCCGCAGGTTCACGTCGACGTCCGGATCGACCGCATTGGGGTCGATGCCCGTCAGCCAGCGAAACGGGTCCTTGTGACCGGCGAACATCAGTTCCTTGCAGACGGCGTCCGCGGGATCGAACGCTTCGACCGGACCAGCGCCCGGTTGGTAGAGCACGGAGGTCTTGTTCTCCTCCGTGGGAAGGGAGAGGACAGCGGTGGTCATGATCGAGGTACTTCCTTGAAGTCGGTGTATTGATTCTGGAGCAGCACTCTCTTGACGATGAGCTTGCCCCAGGAATCGCGTGCAGGCAGAAGGAGGGCCGAGTGAGGTCGGGAAAACCTGGGCCGGAAAGAGTACGTGCAGTGCGGCATCACGCGAGTCACAAAGTTGTGGACAGCAAGCTGGGCCAGTCCCAATGCATCGTTCGGCTCGGAGATGCCAACGCCGTCAGTGATGGTTCGCTGAAGCGCTGCGACAAAATCATAGAGGACCGACAACGGGTTGATCTTGACGAACTCTTCCGGACCTTCGACGGTGACGTCGATCGTCTTTCTCGGAAGCACATTGCAGATCAAATGCGTTGCCTGGTCGCACGCTCTGTAGAAGTCATCCGTGTTCGGGGGTTCATGCCCGTACGAGATGATCTGCAGTAGCGTCAAAGGTTGGATGTCCATCAGGCCTCGGCCGGAACATCGAGCTGGCGTTCCAGCACGGCGATTTCGTTGGGCACGAAGTTGGGCGACAGCTTCGTGTTGACCTTGGCCAGCAGCTCCTTGCTGTACCAGTAGGGCACGTAGATGCCGGCGCGCATGAGCAGCAAGTCCATCGTGGACAGGAACGGCGGCTCTTCAGCTTCCTTGTCCTGGCTGACCCAGTAGCCACGCGTGTTCAGCAGGATCTCCCAGTCGTAGCCGCGAGCCTTCAGGTCGTCGTACAGCTGCTTGGGTGTGCACAGCAGGCGCTGGTCCATGTGGTGCCACAGATCGGTGATCTGGCAGAGCTCCGCGCAGATGTTGAGCGCCCGGCGCAGTTCCGGGTGCTTGTCGATCTTGCCACGCACCGTGGTCCGCGACAGCTTGATCTCGGGGCACAGCGCCAGAACGTAGTTCTGCACGTTGCCTTCCAGACCGAAGCGTTCGTTTTCCTTGATGTAGTGGAACTCGCTCAGCGAGGGCAGAACGCCTTCTTGCTGCGAGACCACGAGTTCGATGGCCATGCCTGAAGGGCCGGACTTCGAACGAAGCTGTCGGATCGTGACGATGTTCAGATCCGTGTCGCCGACCATGTCATCCGTGGGCGAGCGCGGATACGCAGGGCCTTTGGTGCCCTGGTCGATGAATGGCGCTGCGTTGTAGCAATGCCAGCAGTTGTTCGTCGAGAACGTGAACTTCTCGGGAGCGCCCTTGATCTTCTGGCCACCCTTCAGATGCTGGAGCTTCTTGGGCGGCGGATTGCGCGGGTCCATCGAGAACTCGGTGCCGATGTGGGCCGTGAGCATGACGTAGTCGTAGGCGGCCGTGGCGTTGCCTGGGACCTCCATCAGGAAGCGCGACTTCTGCAGACCCTGGCGCATGAAGATGGTGTTGCCACCAGCTTCACCCAGCTCGTTGTCGTCCTGCATCTTGATCACGTCTTGCGTGACGAATTCGGAGAACGAGTCGATGCCGCGGAAGGTCGGCTGGATCACCTTGAGCAGGCTCTTGCCGTCCCGGTCCAGGAACGGTGTGGTGATCATGATCTTGTCAGCGAACTTCTTTTTGTCCAGCTGATAGGTCTTCATCTTGTCGTAGTACTCATCACCGGTGTACTTGGTCTTGTCGGTGATGGTCCAGCGTCCGGTCTTCAGGATGTCTTCACCCTTGAAGCCGAAGATCTTCTGGTAGAACTTGCGCTTGTGGTCTTCATGGATGTTGACCTCGGTGTCGTACGTGTTCAAGTACGATCCCTTGAAACGCGAGGTCGCCATCAGCAGCATCCAGTCGGCGACGGTGGACTTGAAGTTGTTGCCGATCCCCACGACGCCGGACAAAATGCCCAGGCCACCATTGAGGATATGTTCGCCGTGTTTGCCCTTCAGGTACGAGCCGGTCGGGATGTCGACCAGTGCACCGATGTTGATCATGAGTTTCACGATCGGGGCAAGTTCAAAGTTGGGACGGAGGTCCATATTCGTACAGTCCTTTGGCAGGGCTTGTGGGAGTCTTTTTCAAAGAAATCCTCGAGTACGTAAATTGTGGCGATTATCCTGTGATCAAATCCAACGTGTACGCCATCTGAGGCGGGCACGGCCTTTTACCAATGGTGAACCATGTCCAAAATCCTGTCTACCCTGGCCCGTCCCGAACCCGTCACGCTGCGTGACCTCGAGCGCATCGGTGCGCGGTGTTCGCTGGAATCGGAACACCTGGCCAATTTCACGACCACGCTGCGCAACGTCGTCCCTTCGCTCGTGGACACCACCAAGGGTTTCCTGACCCGTCTGATCGGCAAGGACAGCCAGCTGGCGTCCATCGAAAAGCCCACCGACGAGGTCCTGAACTACAACGAGTTCCGCAAGTTCCTGATGCTCATGGAAGCCCAGCGCTACATGTCCATCACGAACCTGCGCTGGTACGTGCCCGAAGGCTTCAAGGGTCACATGGTCCCCTACGTCGAAGCGCTGGCGCTGTGCACCAAGCACGCCTCGGGTGTGATCGGTGAAGTGCTCAACCCGTACGCGCAGTTCCTCAGCCGCATCGTCTCGAGCAAGAACGCCACGATGAACAGCTCGCGCGACCTCGCCTTCCTGGCCAAGCGCGACGCCGAGCGTGAGCACTACCAGAAGGAGATCGGTCAGTTCTTCACCCACGGCTCGACCACGGCCAAGTCGTCGGTGGGCGAGTGCTTCACCCGCAACGCCGATTGGAAGCCGTTCCTGAATGGCCTGGGTGACCTGCGTCGTGACGCCGAGCTGACCAAGCCGGATGTCGTGCAAGCCACCGTCAAGGACATCATGGACCTGCTGGACGCGCTCAAGAACGCTGTGCACGCCGGCGAGCTCGATAGCAGCTCGGCTGCCACGCTCAAGAACCTGTCCGAAGGCACGCTGTCGGCCGCCCGTGAGGTCGAGTTCTACTCGGTGACGATGTTCCGCGTCTGGACGCTGTCCAACATCACCGAGACGAACATGAAGGCCATGCCGGCGCTCCTGAAGGAGTAAGTCGTGTGCTGGCCGCCTTTCCTGCGTGACATGGGAAACGCGTCGTGGGGTCATTACTGCCCAGGCTGTAAGACGCTACATTCGATTCCCATTCACGGCGGTGATGGAAAAGGAAACCGTTGGTACTTCAACGGTAACCGGGAATGTCCGACCTTCAGTCCGTCTTTGAACTTCTCCCAGGTCTCAATCAAACGAGAAGGGGTTAGAAGTTGGATTGCCTGCCACTACACCCTGGCAAATGGGAAGATCATGTTTGCAGAAGACTGCGGACACGAGCTGGCTGGTAAGACGGTAGAGCTTCCACGAATACCTGAAGTCTACCTTCCGGTAGACAACGACATTCTCTAGGCGGCATAAAGGGGAGCCCTTGCGGCTCCCCGATTATGCTGTCTTTCCTGCTTTTCCCCCGAAACGGTAAGTGCGCAGGTCCGAAAAGTCCGTCAGTGGTTGACCACCAGGAACTCGCTGGAGCGCACCATCTTCATCAGGTCCTCGCGCATGCCCTTCAGGTTGCCGTAGCGCAACCAGTTGGGAATGACGCTCATCAGATGCTCGACGGCTTCGTCCTGCGTCTTGCACTGAGTCATCGCGTACAGCACCTGATCTCCACGATCGCCCGACCAGATCACGCGGCTGAGCATGACCGGGATTTCCAGGGGCTGGTCGCTGTTGGCCAGCACCATGACCTTGTTGAGCTTGTGGATCATCTCTTTGGAGAACCGCGGTCCGTCCTGGCTGGCCGCCAGCGACGCGAACAGGATGGCGCGTTTCATGCTGTCGGTAAACGTCCGTGCCAGGACACTGGCAAAGGCTTCACGGACGACACTTGGCTTGTTCTGCGTGGCAGAGGGGGCAGACATGGTGGGTGGAACCTCAAGAAGGGTTTAGAATAGGGGGCGATGGGCATCGCTACATACGATACTCATGCACCCCCGTCTCAGGACAATTACTTCTTCTTGGTTTTCTTGGGTTCTTCAGCCTTGGGTTCAGCCCCGGGAGGCGGGACCAGGCGAAGATTGCTGGCGCCGGCCGACCAGATTCCCTCGTCATCACCGGCTTGGATGATGGTGGCGAACCGGAAAGCCATCTCACTTTCTTTCCAGATCACCAGGAAAACCTTGGGCTTGTACTCTTCCAGGCGCTTGAGCGAGTTGCGCTCGAGCAGGTCCGTTCCGAGGGTCAGCGTCAGGTTGTAGGTGGTCTCCGGGTAGAACGGATTGGGGAAAGAGACGTCCAGAGAGGCCGTTCCGACCACCAAATCCTTCTTGAGCGTGTACTCGACCGTATCGTAGTCGGGTTCGCCCTTCTTGCCCTTGACCTTCTTGGTTTCCAGGTCGTAGAGGTAGCTCGTCAGATCCACGACCTGCAATTGCGGGTCGTTGTTCTTGAACTGCTCCAAGACCATGTCCAGGTTGGTCACCGCGTCGACAACACGCCGCGAGAGCAAGGAAGGCTTGAATTGCTTGGTCAGCACCGGCCCGTTGACGAACGTCAGATCGTCGCGGTAGCCGTTGGTCGGCTCGATGGCCACGCTTTCGTGGCTGACCAAAAAGCGGAACTGATCCGGGTTGAAGACCCGGTCCATGTACATCTGGAAGATCGAGTCAGCGTACTTGCTGGTCTCTTCCTGGTGCTTACGCAGGTTCTCCAGCACGGGAATCGGTTCGGCCAGATGGATGATGGCGTAGTGCGTTTCCGGGTCCCGCGTGCCGATCTGGTCGTCGTCCTTGCCGTGGTGACCCAGGTAGTACGTGCCCGGGATGTTGGCACCCGACATCGTGTTGAAGTACAGCTTGGGGCTGGCCAGGAACGGATGGCGTTCGATCGACATCTTCCAGTAGCCATCGGGCGAGCTGACGACTTCACGTTCGATGTTGCGACCGCGCTGCGATTCGAACACACCCATGGTGGCCAGTACGTCCGACAGCTCGTTGCCCAGATCGCCGTTGTGGGAACGAATCCAGTCGATCTTGAACGTGATCCCCAGCTTTTGCAGGGTCTGCATGCGTTCGAGCGCCCGCTTCCAGTACTGGGGGTTGGCGATGGGCACGCCATTGGGACGACACCAGTTGTTGGCTGCCCAGCGATCGACCCAGCCGTTCAGGGCCTTGCAGGTCATCTCCGAGTCCGAGTAGACCTGCAGGTGGCAGGCCTCGCGCTTCATCGCCTCGTCCATCGCGTAGATCACCGCTTCGATCTCGCCGATGTTGTTGGTGGCGTTGGGACCGGGCACCGTGCGGAAGTAGTCGATGTACTGCGAGGGAACGACTTGGTAGACCTTGCCACTGGTCAGCGCCTGGGCCATCTGTTCTTTGGTGCGTTCCTTGCCCCAAAGCGAAGCGGTCTGTTCCTTGGCCACGTAACCGTGCGTGCTGGCCACGACATTGCCCAGACCGACCCCCTTCAAAGCAGAGGCAGTCGAGTAGGTATAGGCGTGCATGCCGATACCCCCGCAACCGGGATTGGGACGAGCGCCTGCGTCGACATAGGCAACCATGCCGATGACAGCGACCGGGGGCGTCTCTTTTTCTTTCTTCTTCGCGACCGGGGTTTCTTCAACCACGGTGATCACTTCTTCAGTCATTGTTGAGCTCCAACACACCTGTACAAAGGATCATCGAACTGCGTATTTAACGACCTTTTTGGACAGGATTTACTTCTCGACGGTGACCCGGTGGCACGATCTGGTGTGCTTGGTCATAGCCGCTTCGAGTGCTTTTTGATAAGTCGAGGTGTATTTGTAGATCTTCTCCAGCTCGTCTACCAAGATGGTGTTGGAGACCTTGACGTCGTTGGTACTGGTGACCACCGCAATCTGTTGGGGTGTCAACCGAGGGATTTCACCGACCGTGGGCATCACGAACTTGTCGCACGCCAAGATCTTTTTGGTCGGCGGATCGGGTTCGACTGGTTTGGAGGGCGCTGGTGCCGGAGGCTGCGGGGTATGCGAATTGGCCAGGACTGCTTCCAATTGGCGCCGCTGCTCCAAGTCGTCATATTTGACAAGGAGCGGGTCCTTGTACACCGTGCAGCTGTCAAAGCTGAGGATGGCCAAGGACCCGACAACCAAGAGGAGTCCACGATGGAAGCGACGGGTGTGTTTCATGGTGGGTATCTCTTCAAGGTTTGTTTCCGAACAGGGCATTCAGGCGTTGAGCCAGATCGTCTTGCGCCGGATCAGACGCCGGGGTGACCGGAGCCGAAGCCGCTGCAATACCAGCCGACGCCGCCGCAGCCGCATCGGAAGCCCCACCATCAGCATGGTGCACGTGTTCAGCTTTGCGCTCTTGCGCAATTTCATAAACACGCTTGACCATGAAGTAATTCAGGTAGACGGAACAAGCCAGCATGGCAGCCAAAGCCACCGCCAGCTTGTTCTCCATCAAGATCTCTTTGGTCGACTTCCCAGGGAACAACATCTCCCTGACGAATGGAAAGATCGCCGCAACGAATCTGAACAACAACATTTTCCCATTCCTCAATTCTGTGTGCTCACCTCGGGACCAGTGACTCTCTCGCGGAGTGCTTCCAAGTTTCGAGGTTTATTCAGGCTCTCTAAAAGAAACAGCTTCGAGCCCGAAGCGATGATAAATTCAATTGCCTGCAAAAAATACTAGCGTCTCATCGGAGAACCGAATGTACACTTCCAAAAGCTTTGCCAATATCAGCGCGTTCTTGTCGAACGTGCCTGGTACCAATTCTCCGATCGGGGAGTTGACCACCTACGGGGCCACGTTCTCCCGTGAGGTTGGTGTCTACGAAGACGGTAGCCAGCCTGGCTACACGATCTACAACTTCTCGTCGAGCAATGATGGCAATGACGGCCCGACAGCCGGCAAGGTCGCCGTCGATCCGACGATGGTCACCAAGATGGTCGGGGTGATCAACTTCATCACCAACAAGGTGACGGGTACGGTCGGTCAGATCGATGCAGACCAACTGCTGCAAGACCTCGTGGCCTACGGGGCCACGGTGGGTCTGGACACGTTCTCGATCGGCGACGTGGTGCGCCATGATCAGTACTGGTGCCCGGACTGGGTGTCGTTCCAGTCGCAGGACCTGACCACGGGCAGCGATCACATCCTGATCCCCAACCTGAACACGATCTGGATCTCGATTGCTGCTTTCGCAGCCGAGTACGACGAGTACGAGATCGTCGTAGTACCTCCGGTGGACAACCTCGACCTGTTCTTCGGAACCGGTACGAGTGTCGTCAACATGGTCCAGGCGATCACAACGCCTCAAATTATCTCGCGGATGCAGACGTACTCGAGCGGCCACCCGCCCACGATCTCGCGAGATGACCAGTACACGTACTACAACCCGCTCAACTCCGGGCAGACCGTGCCCGTGGACTGGCCCGTGCTGATCTACGGTCCGGCCGGCGACAATATCGATGCGATCAAGGATGCGCTGATCAACTACATCCTGGCCAACTCGGCGCACAGCCGGGCGGACTGGACCGCGATCTTTCCCGACATCTTCAAGCGCACCGAGTTCATCATCGCGCCCCACTGGCACAAGTACGCCATCGCCAACCGAACCCAAGCCGCCGGCGTCTACTCGCCCATCGTGAACTACAACGACGGCAAGGCGTTCCTGAAGCTGGTGGCGCCGGCCTACGATCCGGCGTTCGTCGACACCCACGCCAACGTGCTGGGCTGCGCGTTCGACTCGCTCGTGCTGAGCATGGTCGGCTCGGTCGACAACCGCTCGGCGCTGTTCGAGATCGGCCAGGTGTTTCCCGACTACATCGACGTACCGCCGTCGTCCACGGACTTCAACCGCATGGAGCAGACCACCCAGAACTGGGCCATCTTGCTCAACGACATGCTGCCCATCGCCCAGTCGATGGACGAGCACACGGTCGTGCCGGCGGGCATGATGAAGATCAAGCGCAACAACATCCTTTACCTGGTGCAAGCCTTTGGCAACATCCAGTACCTGATGGCCACCAAGCGCTCGGTCTACGCGCTGCTCGGTTTGACCTACAGCTGAAAGGACTGATTCGTGTCCTTGACGCCACCAGTCGGTGCGAGTGGACTATTCCGACTCGCATCGCCCTTTGAACAAGACCTCATTCCTGGAGTCAACTACACTTGCATCGCGGTTCGCAAGTTCGCTGACATCCAGAAGCTGGGGATCGATCCGTATGCGACTTTCTACGTCCCCAATGGACTGGCCGAGTCGATCTACGTCACGGACGTCGCAAATGGCGAGTGCATCGTCACTTTGCGATCGAACGGGGGAGCCTTTCTCTACGTTCCGACGTCCTACATTCTCAGCTACCCCAACATGGGCGGTATCCCGTATACCGCCATCGTGCTCGGAGTCAGTCTGGGAGCGATCCCCAACTACGTTGACCTGACGGCTGTCAAAGTCGCCATCGCCAACGTGGTCCACGACATGTTCGGCGTCACGCCCCAGATCCAGCAAGCTGCGATCAGCGAGACCAAGAACATGTCCATCGCGGACGCCAATGCAATCGAGTCGGCCCGGTTGGCAGAGATCACCAACAACCAGACCGATCGCGCGATGTACCTGGCCGCGCAAGCGCAGCTGACAGCGGCGCTGGCCAAGATCCAGGAACTCGAAAGCTACATCGCCACCACCTTGCCTGGTGGGACGGTTGATCTGGCCACAGTCCTGTCCAATACCGTCGACGGTTTTGACAACAGCTGACATCAGAGACCAGTCGAGAGGCTGGTCTCTTATGCCGCTGTGGTTCTTTTTGCCTCGAAATCATGTGGCGCTGCCCGGTACTAGACCTCCTCCGTCATGTTCGCATAGGGCAGGATCCTGCTAAAAGTAGGATACAAAGATTCCAAATACCGTCTTAGACCGACGCCTCGGCACACCCCACCGAGCGTCGGTCTTATGTTCACGCTTACAAGACAAGGTAGACCAATGTCTGACAAATCCATCATGCACCTCTTCATCGCGGGGGTGATCAGTCAAATCACCACGACCGCGCAGATCGCCACGCTCGGCGGTCAAGTGGTGCCCACAACGGACGCCGGACAAGATCTGGGCATCGTATTCAACTGGAACAACGGCTCGGCAGGAAAGACCGGTTTTTACGGTTTCCAACGCTCGAGTGGCAAGTTCGTCTTCATGACGGACACCACACTGACTGCGGGTGTCTACGCCGGTAGCGCCGCCACCCTCGTGGCCAACCTGCAGGGCAACGCCGATACGGCCAGCGCGCTGGCCACCGCGCGCACGATTGCGATGACCGGTGATGTCACCTGGACGTCCAGTAGCTTCGATGGTTCGGGCAATGCCACTGGCACGGCTACCCTGGCCAACTCGGGCGTGACCGCCGGCAACTACAACACCAGCGCGACCACTCACACGCCGATGACCTTCGATGCGAAGGGTCGTCTGACGGGGGTGCTCACGCCCGTGACGATCACCCCACAGTGGTCGTCCATCCAGAACCCTCCAACGACGCTGTCTGGCTACGGCATCACCGACGGTGTGCGCTCGGTCAACCTGACCCAACCGGCAGCCGGTCTGACCGTCTCGGGTGGTCCGATCACCTCGTCCGGATCGATCACGCTGGCATTGGCCAACGATCTGGCAGCCCTCGAAGGGTTGGCTGGTACCGGCCTGGCCCGTCGCACGGCCGCTGACACATGGACTGTGGGTTCGCAAGTCAGTCTGTCCAGCGAAGTCTCGGGCAACCTGCCGGTGACCAATCTGAACAGCGGTACCGGCGCGAGCGGGACCACGTTCTGGAACGGTGGCGGCTTGTGGGCGACGGCGTTGACCGCGGTGTCCATCGTCTCGGCCAATGGCATTTCTGGTTCTGTCGCGACGGGGTCGACGACCCCTGCGATCACGTTGTCGTTGGGTGCCATCACACCCACGAGCATCGTGGCGTCCGGAGGCATCTCTGGCGCGACTCTTTCTGGCGCTGGCAGTGCGATCACCTCGCTCAACGCCAGCAATCTGGCTTCGGGTACCGTTCCACTGGCGCAACTCGGTTCGTCCGGAACACCCAGTGCAACGACCTTCCTCAACGGTGCCAATGCGTGGGCGACGGCCCTCACGTCGGTGTCGGTGGTCACGGCCAACGGCGTTTCGGCGTCGGTAGCCACAGGTACCACGACACCGGCCCTGACCTTCACGCTCGGCGCCATCACTCCCACGAGTGTGGCTGCCACGGGAGCCGTCAGCGGCGCCACCCTGTCGGGCGCAGGTTCGGCCATCACGTCGCTGAACGCGTCGAACCTGGCTTCCGGTACGGTAGCTCTGGCTCGGCTGGGTTTGTCGGGAACCGCCAACACCACGACCTATCTGCGCGGTGACAACACGTGGGCGACTGCCGTCACTGCGGTCACGGTGGCCAACGTCAATGGCGTGTCGGCGGCAGTCTCCAACCAGGGTACGACGCCGTCATTGGCGTTTACCCTCGGCGATATCACCCCCTCCAGCGTGACGTCCACGGGCGGGGTGTCGGGAACTACGGCCTCGTTCAGTGGAACGCTCAGTGCGGCTGCGACTACCGTCACCAGTCTGACGTCATCCGGTGCGGTCAGCGGGACCGACGGCACATTCACGGGTAACGCGAGTGTGACTGGCACGTTGACCGCTGGCGGATATGCGTGGGTGCTGGGTCTGACCACGGGTAACTACGGTCTGGCGGTCAATGGCTGGCTGACGGTCAATAACGCCGTGAGCTACGCAGCCAATTCGGTGGCCGCAGCCCAGATCGACTGCGGGGTGGGGAACGTCTTTTACAAGACCGTCACGGGCGTGAACACCTGGACGATCATCAACCCACCGGCCTCGGGCAACTACTACGAGTTCGTTCTTGAACTGACCAACGGGGGTCTGGCCACGCAAACGTGGTTTACGGGTACGAAGTGGACCAGCGGCGTGGCTCCGACGCTAACTGCCTCGGGTACCGACATCTTGCACTTTTGGACGCGAGATGGTGGAACCACCTGGCGCGCTTCTGCAGTCAGCATCGACAACAGGTAAGTCATGCTCATTAGCAAAATCCCTCATGCCAATCCGAATTCGGTCTACCGTGAACCGAACATGTCGGATGTTGTCTTTTTGGGTGCTTTCGATGGCACCAACGGTGGCGGCAACCAATCCATCGTCGACTCGAGCACCAATCATTGGACGGTGACCCGCAGCGGCAGTCCCTACATGGGATCGATGTCGCCCCTGTCACCGCAAAACTGGTCGGTGGAGTTCATCGGTTCGAGCTTGCACTACCTGCGAGTGCCTGCCAGTGCCGACTTCAATTTCGGCACAGGTGATTTCACGCTCGAAGGTTGGTTCTACGTCAACGCAGCGATGTCGGCGTGTGACCTGATTGGCAACATGACGGGCACCACGTCAGCCGATTGGTCGGTGGGTATCACGGCTGCAGGCGCTCTGCAGTTCCAAGTGGGCACCACCGTCTCGACGACACCCACGGGATTGTTTACCCGCAACAGCTGGCACCACTGGACGGTGACCCGCACTCAAGGACAACTTCGGTTGTTCGTCGATGGCGTGGTGGCTTTGAACGTGGGTGCCAGTTCGACAGCCATTGGAGATGGTACACGAGCAATCAACATTGGCTCGCGGCAGATCACCGGCTCGACCAACTACTTCACGGGTTTCATGCACGGTGTGCGAGTCTTGAAAGGCATGGGGTTTTACGACCAAACCTTTCAACTGACGACCATTCCGCTATTGGGTAACCATCCCAATTGCGTGCTGCTGGCTTGTCAGGCCAATCGCTTTGTCGACTTGTCGCCGACGCCCGTGACAATCACGCCGACCAATGGGCCGATCATCAGACCCAACAGTCCGCTGGCGCCTTCGGGTCCGTACGACGCGACCATTCATGCTGGTTCAATTCGCACAGCGGCAGCCACTGACTACATGACGATCGCCAACAACACGGCGTTCCGATTCACGTCGAATCAAGACTTCACGATCGAAGGCTGGTTCTTCCCGCTGGTGCTGAACACCGACATGACGTTGGTCTCCAAGGCCAACGGCATGGGGTCGTTGCTTTCCAACAGTTGGCTGTTCAATCTGGCCAATGGCGTACCCACGTTTGCGCTGTCCACCAGTGGAACATCGGCGGCATACACGGTCACGGGTCCCGCGGTCACGCTCAATGCGTGGAACCACATTGCCATCGTGCGGCACAACGGTGTCAACACGGTCTACACCAACGGGGTGGCAGGAACTTCGGTGACCAACACCGGTGCGTCCTACACCGGTGAGACTGAAGTTCTGGGGGTGGGCTATCGCCGCAACAGTGGTGGCACCGTCCCGATCTTCGACGGCTTCATGTCGCAAGTTCGGATTGTCAAAGGCACGGCGGTCTATACCGCTCCGTTTACACCTCCGGCCACCGCGCTGACGGCCATCACCAACACGATTTTGTTGCTGAACTTTGCCAGCGCGCAGTTGGTCGACTTGTCAGGCACCTCCAACATCGGCGTGGTAGGTACAGCAACGTCGTCAACGACACGCTTCAAATACGGGTCTGCCTCACTGCTCATTGCAGGGGCTGGTTCGTGCATGGGGGTCAACAACGACATCTTCGGGTTTGGCACTGGCGACTTCACGATTGAAGGGCATGTCTATCTGGCTGCTACGACCTTGCAAACCCTGGTCAGCTTCTACACCACTACCGCGTCTGTGGCTCCCCACCTGAAGATCAACAGCGGGGGAAAGCTCGCCTACGCGGTGGCCAACACCGACCGGATCGTATCTGCAACGGCCATCGCTACAGGCGCGTGGCATGAATTCGCAGTCTGCCGCGTCAGTGGGGTGACAAGGTTGTTCCTGGACGGAGTTCAAGTCGGTTCCAGCTACGCCGACACCAACGATTACGGCTCGAGTGCGCCGATTGGGTTGGGGGACTTCAACTCCGGCGCGAACCGCCTGAATGGCAACTTGGACAATGTGCGTGTGATGAAGGGGACGGGTTTGTACACGACCAACTACACACCGCCTGCCAAGGCTTTCGCTCTGCAATAAGCAAAACCGTACGAACAGGCAGTTTCAGCCGGAGAGTCTATGACTAGGCTCTTCGCTGAGACTGCCCGTCTCGTTTTTAAATCTCGAGGATTTCATACATGGCTCCGATCCCAACCTCTCAGCTCGATGCTGGCGATGATTCGCCCAAGCTGGCACGAGCGTCTCTGTTGCTGGCTGTCGAGGCCATCAACGAGCTCTATTCGTTCCTCGACCCGGACACCAACACCACGCTGCTGGCCATCGCTCGCCCGATCATCGTGACCGGCGGCGGCGCCTTCCAAGGCGGTACGCAGCGTTCGTCGCTGATCTCGGGGGTGTACCCGGGCGTGGACTCCAGCGGTCACGCTGACCTCACGCTCGCCGACTTGACGGCCAACGCCAACAACCGCATCACGCGGGCGTACTCGTCGGCTGGTGGCGGCTTCAACCTCGGGTTTTCCAACGACGACTTCTCGGCCGTTTCGGCGTTTCTGACGGTGGCGCGTCTGGCCAATGCGGCCACGACGCTGGAGCTCACCGCGCAGACGATCAACCTGACGGGTCAGGTGGTGGTCAGCTCCGCGCTGTCGGCGGCCTCGTTTACCGGTGACGGTTCGGCCATCACCAACTTGAACGCCTCGGCGCTGCAATCGGGCACCGTCCCGGTGGCACACCTGGGAACGGGTTCGCCCACATCGACCAACTTCCTGCGGGGTGACGGGACGTGGGCGTCGACGGTCTCGGCCGTCACCGTGACGGCGGCCAATGGCGTCTCAGCCACCGTGGCCAATCAAGGCAGCACCCCTGCCTTGACGTTCAGTCTCGGCGCGATCACACCCACGAGCATCAACTCGTCGGGCACCATCACCGGCACCGCCTTCACGGGTTCGGGCGCCGCGCTGACCAACCTGAATGCGACCGCGATCTCGTCGGGTCGCGTGGGAACCGCGTTCCTGGGTTCGGGTACGGCTGACACCACGACGTACCTGCGTGGTGATGGTACCTGGCAACCGGTGGCCGGCACGGGCGCCGCAACGTCGGTCTCGGCGACTGCCACGGTTCCCACGGTCTCGGCGTCCACCTCCGGTATCTACATGGGTACCGACTCGGGCACACCGACCATCCCGCGTCAGTACTGGGTCAATTCGGCTGCGCCGGCCAACCACCGCACCTGGGGTGCGACGGTCTCCAGCACGGGTCTGTTCACACTCAGCAGCTACGACGACGCACAAGGCGCGGTCGCATCGATCCTGCAACTGGTCGCGACCACAGCCGATGCGTCGCTGACGACGATCGCTTCGAACGGGTTCACCTTCAGCCCGCCGGCTCCGGCGGGTGCGACGGCAACCGGTTCGGCCGTGACCATCACGGCCATGGCCGGTGGTTCGTCTTCGGGTGGTGGGGGTACGGTCAACATCACCGGTGGTTCGACTTCGACAGCGTCCAACGCTGGCAACGTCAACCTGGCCGGCGGCGCGGCGTCGTCGACCGGTCATGCCGGTGGTGTCACGCTCACGGGTGCGAACTCTACCGGTGGTATCGGTGGTGGTCTGGCGCTTCAGGGTGGTAACGGCGTGACTGCCGGTACCATCACGATCACGGCTGGCAATACCAACACCGATGGCAACTCCGGTGGTCCGATCACGATCACTGCCGGTGTCGGTCAGAATGCAGGCGCCGGTGGTATTCTGAATCTGGTCGGGGGTGCGGGTGGATCTGCCGGTACGGGTGGCGCCATCTCGGTGCTGACGGGCGCCGGTGGTTCGACCAGCGGCGGCTCGGGTGCGTTGACACTGCGCACCGGTGCAGTCGTCAGTGGCGCTGTGGGTAACATCACGATCCAGCCGGGTTCAGGTGGTAGCAGCGGTGGCACCATCAACATCCTGGGTGCCTCTGGTCTGGCAGGAGCCATCAATATCACCGCAGGTCTGGGTGGTACGGGTGCCAACGGCGGCGCGGTCAACCTCACGGGTGGTCTGGGCGATGCCGGTACTGGTGGTCAAGGCGGCCGGGTCAACATCACCGGCGGTGCCGGTCAAGGTGCGACCGGCGCTGTGGTCGGCGGTGACGTCATCATCACCGGTGGCCTCGGCGCGGGAACCTGGGCCGGCGGCGGTATCACCATTCGCGGTGGTAACGGGGGTCCGACCAGCGGCACCACAGGTCCGGTCGACGTTCGTTCCGGGCAAGCCTCGGGAGGTGCACTCAACAGCGGTTCGGCCAGCATCGGTACGGGTTCGCCCGGTGCCACTGGCGCGTCCGGTGCGACATCCGTCTTCTCAGGTCCTGGCGGTTCGACCAGCGGCGCTTCTGGCGCCGTGGTGATCAGTTCGGGCGCGACCACCAACGGTGCGTCGGGCGGTGTCTCGGTGACGGTGGGCAACACCACCACGGGCGGTAACCCAGGTACCTTGTCGCTGCAAGGCGGCAACAACACCAACACGGCTGCAAGCCAGACGGGTGGTCCGATCACCATCACCGCAGGCAACACGTCGGGCTCGTCCGGTCAAGCCGGTACGCTCACGCTGACGGCGGGTTCGCAACTGTCGGCCGGCGGCGGTGCGGGTGG